ACACAGAAATATGCAAAGTATAAAAAGGAGAGAAACAATGAAACTCAGAAAACGAATTAAACAGTATGATTGGAAAAACTATATTATCTATTATTCATTTTATGGTATTATGATTGCTATTATATTGTGGATGATTTTAAGCTATCTCAATATAATAGCACATAATAGTGCTGGCGATATGACATATGAATATTGGAAGTATAATCTATGGACACTTTTATTTGATAGGAGGGGATAAAATGGCAAGAGTAAAACTAGATGTAAGTGAAACACACACATTAGATAATCTTATTCCTGCATATGCTGAGAATAAAGCTATACTAGATGATTATAAAAAGATTTGTGATAAAGAGAATAAGCAGATTAAAGAGCTTATGACAGATGATACATATGAAGCTGGCGGTTATAAAGCTACAAAGTCTGTGCAAGTACGAGAATCTATGAATGAAGATAAGCTGTTAGATATGTTAAAGGATGTAGGTGGTTCATATGAAAATGGACTTATTAAAACAAAAGAATATGTAGATATGGATGTATTAGAATCTATGCTTTATAAAGGTAAGATACCTAAAGATATACTTATGCAGATAGATAAGTGTAGAGAATCTAAAGAAGTAGTTACATTAAGAATAAGCAAAATAAAGGAGAATAAGTAATATGGATTATAAGAAATTATTTGATACGCCTATTGTAGAAGTAGATAATGAATTATATACAGACATACATCCAAAGTATTCATATACAACTACATACGACCCATTTCAAGCTGAGTTTTGTGGCTCTTTCAAAGTAGTAGATACAATAATGAAAAATATACATAGTGACTTTGAATATCAGTTTTATATAAAACCTTATTTTAATATTAAGAAAGTTATCTTTAACAACCCAGCTACTATTGTATATTGGGAAGATGACACAAAGACAGTAGTTAAATGTGGTAAAGATGATACATATAGTGAAGAAGCTGGATTAGCTTTATGTTTTATGAAGAAAGCACTAGGTAACAAAGGAAACTATAATAACACATTTAAAAAGTACATAAAGGAGAAAGAATAATGGCAAGACCAAAGAAGTATGAAAGCAAAGCAACTACAACAACTATTAAGATAAGCAGTAGAGCAAGTGTGGGTATTCAAAAGAGAAGTGCTACAAACTATTTCACAGTAGAATATACAGAAGAAAGAACTATTCCAGAAGATGCAGATATAGAAAAAGAGCGTCAGTTATTATGGGAGACTTGTAATAATGAAGTAGATACACAGATAATAGAAATAATGGAAGCAAATAAAAAATAATTGACAAACGTGTTACATAATGATATTATAATAGTGTCTAGTGTTCGAGTTAAGGCACTTGTTTGGAGGGTATTCGTATCTTCTAAAAATAGGTTAGCTGAGTTGTTGCGGAACTTAGCAATAAGAACCTCATAACGAAGCTAACCAATAGCTTATATGATTGATACCGCAACTATCTTTCGTATAAGCTATTTTAATTTATAAGGAGAATAAAATGGATTCAGATAATTATGTAGTAATACACGGATGGATGTGTAATGAATTAAATTTAAAGGGAAATGATTTATTAGTATATGCATATATTTTTAGTTATAGCAGAGATGGGCAAAATAAATGTTATAGTAATCTTGATACAATAGCTAAAACATTTAATATATCTAAACCGACTGTGATTAAATCAATAAAAAATCTTGTAGACAGTGGATATATAATTAAGCATATACATAAAGATATAACTAAAACGAATAGTTATGAACATAATGTTGACGTAGTAAAGAATCTTTACTCACGTAGTAAAGAATCTTTACCACAGCGTAGTAAAGAATCTTTACTCAATAATAATATACTAATATCTAAAGATATTAGTAATAATAAAAATGATATAGATAATAAAGAGATAGAGTGGTTTTTGAAAAATTATCACAATATATGTGTTAGTTTACCTAAAGTAATAAAATTATCAGATAAACGCAAAAAAGCAATTTTGAAGATACTGAATACTTTTAGTAAGGATAATATCTTAGAGTGTTTTGAGAAGATAGAACAAAGTGATTTTCTAAAAGGTATAAATGAAAGAGGCTGGAAAGCTGATATAGACTTCATACTTAGGGAAGATAAATTTATAAGTATTTTAGAGGGTAAGTATGGAGGCAGAAAGAAAACTAGAAATACAGCTAACAGCATAGAGCATTTATATGAAGGATTAAATGAACGAGCAGATAAGAAAGGAGGTAACAATGGAACAGCGAAATTCTGAGTGCTGGTATTTAGATACTTGCGAAGATGATTGCAATAAGTGTGCAGTATTCTTTCAGATGAAATATCAAATGGAGAATAGTGGTTTACCTAAAGCAAAGCAAAGCCCAATAACTTTATATCTTACTGATGATAACAGTGGAGATAAAAAAGCATTTTATAGATTAGCTGAGATTAGAAAAGATATAGTTGATTTTGTAGAGCAAGGCAAGAATCTGTATATATGCAGTTCGTGGACTGGTAATGGTAAAACAAGCTGGGCAATTAAAATGTTACATACATACTTTCACCACACAGCAGTTGGAAACTATGACAATCTTAAAGGTATGTTTGTATCAACCACAGAGCTATTATTACAGCTAAAAGATTTTAATAACCCATTGTCTAAAGCATACATTGAAAAATTAAAGAATGTAGACTTAGTAATATGGGACGATATAGCAGTTAGTGGTATGTCGCAGTATGATTTTACTCAATTATATACTATAATAGATAAGCGAATACTTGCTGAAAAATCTAACATATTTACATCTAATCAGCCAACAGTAGAAGGATTTGCAGAAGTTATGGGCAACAGATTAGCAAGTAGAATCTATTATACAAGCGAGATTATAGAACTAAAGGGAAAGGATATGAGATAGATGGTAGCATTACAGATTTTATCACAAGTATTACAGACTAAAGATATATCTATCATAGAATCAAATCAACTCACAGCAGACTATTTTCCGGACTATCAAGATGAGTATGAATATATAGTTAATCATTATAAAGAATATGGTAATGTTCCTGACAAAGCTACATTCTTATCTGACTTTCAAGACTTTCAAATTATAGAGGTAAATGAAAGTGAATCTTATTTAGTTGATAAGATACGAGAAGAGTATCTATACTATAAATCAGTGCCAGTTGTTCAGAAAGTAGCAGAGCTTTTAAGAACAGATAGTAACGCCGCCACGGAATATATGATAAATGCTATGAAAGATTTACAGCCTAATTATAAGTTAGGTGGAGTAGATATTATTCAGCAAGCTATGAATAGATATGAAGCATTTATAGATAGACGAGATAATCAAGATAACTGGTTTTTTACAACTGGCTTTCCGGAGCTTGATGATGTAATACATGGCATAAATAGAGCGGAAGAGTTGTTTGTAATCTTTGCAAGATTGAATCAAGGTAAATCTTGGGTACTTGAAAAGATATGTACTCACATATGGGAGATAGGTTTTAATGTTGGCTATATAAGTCCCGAAATGGGAGAGCTGAGTATAGGTTATAGATTTGATACACTACATAAAAACTTTAGTAATAATGGGCTTATGTGGGGAAAGAAAGATTTTGATGATAAGAGTTATGAGAAATATATAAAAGAGCTAGAGAATAAAACTAATAAATTTATGGTAGCTACACCGTTAGATTTTGATAATAAGATAACAGTAACAAAGCTAAAGCATTTCATAAAGCAATATAAACTAGATATATTAGCAATAGATGGTATAACATATCTTAGTGATGAAAGAGGTAAACGAAATGATAATAAAACAATTTCTCTTACCAACATAAGTGAAGATTTAAAGACACTAGGTATGGAACTTAAAGTACCAATCTTAGTAGTAGTGCAAGCTAATAGAAGCGGAGTAGTAGATAAAGATAGTGATGATTTACCGGAGCTTGAATCAATTAGAGATAGTGATGGTATAGGTCATAATGCAACAATAGTATTAGCAGTAAAGCAAGGACCTGATGGTGTTATAACTTTGCAAGTAAAGAAGCAGAGAAATGGTAGAGTTGGTGACAAGATAAGTTATAACTGGAATCCAGACATAGGAGAGTTCATAAGTGAGAATGGCTCTATTGGCACTGATAGACCAAGAAAGAAGATAGTAGAGAAGGAGGACGTGTTCTAATGTATGATACAGAAACACCTAGAGAAGTCAACACTTTTGAGGATAATGATGGTTTTGTAGAGGGTTATGGAGATATTATTAGAGTTATTCACGAGTGTCCTACTTGCGGAGCTAAGTTGATAGAAGCACAAGATAGATGTCATAAGTGTGAACAGAGATTAAAATGGTTTTAGAGGGGGTATCAGAATGACAAGAGAAGAAGCAATAGAAAACTTGAAAGAATTATTGGAATGTAGTTATGTTGACAGTTTTGAGGATGTGGAAAACGAAGCTCTTAGAATAGCAATCAAGGCATTAGAACAACAGTCAAGTGAAGATTGTATCAGCAGAGAAGCGGTTTTTAAAATATTTGATGAGGCTTGTTATATAGACGGCGATTGGTATGTAATGAGAGAGAAGATAGAAAAGTTATCATCCGTTACACTGACAAGACCTAAAGGAAAGTGGAAAATATTAGATGAATGTGCTAACGAGGGTGTTTATTGTTCAGAGTGTCATAAGAAGATATTTAAGTTAGAGTTTAGCAATACTATGAAGTGGCGAAACTTTAAATATTGCCCTAATTGCGGAGCAGATATGAGAGGTGATAGCGAATGACAGACGAAGAAGCTGACTACTGCTATGAGTGTGGAGGATATGGTGATGATTACTATACGGATGAGAATGGTGATTTGGTTTGTAGGTGTCCTGAATGTCCATTTAATCCATTTAAAGAGGAGGATGAAGAATGAAACTGATAATTGATATACACGAAAAGGATTATCAATCAATAAAAAATGGGCATATTCCATTTAGTGTACTCGATGCAATTATGAAAGGCACACCACTAAAAGAATGGCTGTCATCATTCAACACGGATTCAGCAACGGAGTGTTTCACAGCGGTTCAGAGATTAAAGGAGAGTTTAAATGCAAGTAGTAATTGATATAGATGAAAAGACATATGACGACTTCATATATTATTGGGTAAAGGATTCTGATATACTTCGTGCTGTTCGTAATGGTACGCAGCTTCCTAAAGGTCACGGAAGATTGATAGATGAAAATGATTTAAAAACTTTGTTTGAATTGGATGATAGATTGTGGTGGGGTAATGCAGTTAATGAGTTTAAAGATTTACCAACTATTATAGAAGCAGATAAGGGGGAGTGAGTAAGTGAAATTTAATAAAAGAAAGTGCTATGATTGTATGTATCACGCAGAACATTCTTGTGGAACAACAGTTGAAGTAGATAATAGACACGTAAATGTATTATGTAATTATGCGTGTGCAACTGGAGAAACTTGCTTAACACAAGGTGAAAATCATACTATAATAGATAGACGAGGTGATGAGTATGATAATTGCAAGTTATTCAAGCGTGGTGTAGCTCTAACAGTAAAATCAAAAATGTAGGAGGCATATATGAAAGTAGAAGATGGTAAGATAGTAGAAGCCACAGAAGATGAATTATATAAACATTGGCTAGATAATTGGGATAGCTTATATTCATTTGATGAATATTTAAGAAGAATGAAAGAAAAAGGGGTAAAGATAATTGATAGTTAATGGTATAATGATAAATGCAAGCTGTGAAGATATAGTATATGAGCTACAAAGACAGCTACAGATAAATCAAATACCATATCTTCACAAGATACAAGATAGTGGTAGAAACTTAATGATTACTTGCCCATATCACGGAAATGGGCAGGAGCGTAGACCGTCAGCAGGAATATTAAAGAGTGATGGCACTTTTCATTGTTTTGCTTGTAACGAAGTACACACGCTACCGGAAGTAATATCATACTGTTTTGGTAAAGATGATATGTTTGGCAAGTGGGGTATGAGGTGGATAGTTAAGAACTTTGCAACAGTAGAGGTGGAGGATAGAAAAGATGTTGAAATTGATATGGCACGTAATAACATTACCAATAAGAATAATATTTTGGACAGCAGTAGTGATAATAAATCTAACTATGTGAGTGAAGAAGAATTAGATAGTTATAGATATTATCACGATTATTGGACTGTACGAGGTATTACAGCAGATTGGTTAATAGAACTATTTGATTTAGGATATGATAAGAAAACTAACTGTATAACATTCCCAGTTAGAGATATATATGGAAACTGTTTATTTGTAGCAAGAAGAAATGTAAAGACAAAGTGGTTTAACTACCCTAAAGATGTAGACAAGCCTTTATATGGATTATATGAGTTAAATAAGTTGTGTACTACACAATATACTACTGAATTTGTGTTTGATGATAATACTATTACTTTTCCAAAAGGAGTATTGTATCAGTATCCAGAGCAGATATATATTACAGAATCTATGATAGATTGTTTAAGATTATGGCAGAATGGTAAATTTGCAGTAGCCTTAAACGGATTAGGAAGTAAAGAACAATTTATAGAATTACAGCGATTGTCTTGTAGACATTTAATACTTGCTACAGATAGTGATGAAGCAGGAATGACAGCAAGAGAGAGAATAAGAAAGAACGTGAAGCGTAAACTAATAACAGAAGTGATACTACCTGATGGTAGAAAAGATATTGGAGAATGTACAGATGAAGAAATACAAAACTTGAAGGAGGTGTTCTAATGTTTGGTGACGAGGGTACTTATTATATGACCGATTCTGATGTTGAAAATATTGTAAATCAAATGCTAGTTAAATATGGTTTGATAGAACCAAAACAAATAGTTAGTAAAAATAATAAAAAACAAGTTAAGACGTGGGAAGAAATTAGAGATTATTTAGATATGAAGAATAGTGAGGAGCTTTAAATGATAGACGAAAATGTATGTAATATGCCTGAATTAGCAACTATTGAAATTCATAAACATAATGATAGATATTATTTAAACTTTATTGCTTATGAGGAAATTGCAGAAGAGTTAAGTGTTGAGCAAGGATTGTGGACTGATACCAAAGCAGTATCAGATAAAATAATAGCTGAGATAATAAATGCAATATGTAAAACTGATTATGAAGAACGAGAATCAATAATTGGAAGCAATACAAAAATTAAATTATCTGAGAGAAAAGAGGACTAGAAATGAAATATATTATTATGTGTGGCGGACAATACAAGAAATGGGAGACACCTAGACAGCTAACTAAAATAAATGGAGAATCTATAGTAGAAAGAACAATAAGACTATTGAGAGAAAATGGTGTAGATAATATAGCTATAAGCACTAATAATAAAGCGTTTGAAGGAATAGCACCTATACTAGCACACACTAATAAGTATGTAGCTAATGGTTATGATAATTGTGAAGGGCATTGGAATGAAGCGTTTTATCCTACAGAAGAACCAGCTTGTTATATATTCGGAGATGTAGTGTTTTCAGAAACAGCTATACAGATTATAGTAAACACATCTACTAAAGATATAGAGTTTTTTGCCAGCGCACCACCATTTTCTAAAGAATATACAAAGCCGTGGGCTGAGCCGTTTGCATTAAAAGTGCAAAATCAAAGACATTTAAGACAAGCTATATCATTATGTAATTTATATGAGCAACAAGGTTTATTTAATAGAAAGCCTATAATGTGGGAATTATGGCAAGTAATAAAGCATACGCCATTAAATATTATAGATTATAATAACTACACAGTAATAAATGACGCAACTTGTGATATAGATAACCCAGGAGATATAAAGTTAATGGAGGGTAAGTTTAAGTAATGAAATATATGATACATACTTGTGAAGCAAGATTGTGGTATGTAGAAGAATATCTTATACCAAGTATGTTAAAACAAGGAATAAAAGAAGATGATATTTATAATTATATAGATACAAAGCACGAGGGCAATCTAGTGTCGTTTGTAGTGTCTTGCCACAAATCATATGAAATGTGGGGAGAACAAAATGTGTGGCATTTACAAGATGATGTATTATTAGCAAGTTATTTTAAAGAAAAGACAGAAGAGTTAGAGTCTGTAGATGGAATGATTTGTGGGTTTACTTGTGAATATGACGAGAATAGAAAGTCTGGAGAAGGAACTGTAATTGATGATATGTGGTTTAGTTTTCCTTGTATCAGAATACCAAATAAGATAGCTAAAGAGTTTGCAAACTGGTGTGACATATATGTATGGAGAGACCCACAATATGGATTTTGGGTAAGACAAAAGAAAGGTGACGATTTAATATTCAGAATATATGTAGAGAGTTACCACACACACGATAAGATATTAAATGTAGCACCTAATTTAGTAGAACACATAGATTATTTGATAGGTGGCACAGTAGTAAATAAGCAACGGAATAAGCCTAATGTGCGAAGTATGTATTGGGAAGAAGATTATCTAGTAAATGAATTAAAAGAGGAGCTGAGTAAATGATATTTATAGTAGGTGATTGGACAGATGATTCAACTAAAGAGAGATTCATTTTAGCAGAAGAGCAATTAAAAGCAACAGAGAAATATCATAATATATACCATGATGCAGATATAATAAATAGTTATTTAGTATTAGAGACTATGCCATTTTTAGATTATAAAACTCAAGTAGATTTAATGCTATTTTTACTATCAAAGTGTGACATTGTATATATGCTAAAAGGCTGGGAAAGTAATAATGATGTAAGACTGCTACACGATTATGCAGACAATAACGGTTACAAAGTTATTTATTCTAAAAAATTTTAGTTGACACTCCATATATATCGTGATATAATGATTATGTTGAAACAAATCAACAACTATAAAAACTATAAAAAGGAGAACAACTATGAAAAAGAATGAATTTTACAGACACAAGTGGAACAAGTATGTAGCAAAGATAACAGATGTAAAGCGAGACAGAGTAGAGCTAAAGACTGTCAACTCTGGAGTAACAGAAACTATTAGCAAAGAAAACTTTGATTTGAATTATGTACCTTGTGTAACTATACACGAATGGAGAAACACTATATCAGATGTATTTTCATTTGGTGACGTATTGCTTATGGGTGATACAGTAAGAGTTAAGGTAGATGATACAATAGTAGACTTTAGCATAGATAGTAGTAATCAATTTACAGTATGCTTTACAGATGATGTTAAGGAAGCAATAGAAGCAGACAGTAACATAATGAGATTCTTATTAGAGGATGCAGATGAAGTAATAGATATGTTTGCAGACCTCTTTACAGAATAAAGCCATAAACTATAAAACGATTGAAAGGAGAAAAAAACTATGGCAAGATTTAACTTTGAAGATGCAGACAAGTACGGAGGACAGGGTGGTTCTGGATATTTCTCACTGAAAGATGATAGAGACACCGCAGTTGTGAGATTTCTTTATAACTCACCTGATGATGTTGAGGGATATGCAGTTCACGAAGTAGAGATTGATGGAAGAAAGAGATATGTAAACTGTCTTAGAGAATACAATCAGCCTATTGATGATTGCCCATTTTGCAAAGCTAGAAAGTATCAGACAGCAAAGCTCTTTATACCTCTGTATAATGAAGATGCAAAAAAGGTGCAAGTTTGGGAAAGAGGTAAGAAGTTCTTTGGTAAACTTTCATCAGTGCTTTCAAGATGTGATGCAGACCCTATATGTTCTCAGACATTTGAGATTGAAAGAAATGGAAAAAAGGGTGATACTCAGACTACATATGAGATTTATCAGACTAGAGATAAGGCAGACGATATGACACTTGAAGATTTTGATACGCCTGAGATTCTAGGAAGACTTATTCTTGATAAGTCAGCAGATGATATGGAGTTCTATCTTGAGAATGAATACTTCCCACCTGAGGACGAAGCACCAACAAGACGTAGTTCAAGACGTGATGAAGATGATAGACCAGTAAGACGTGAATCATCTAGTCGCAGAAGCAGTCGCAGAACACCATCTAATGAAGATGAATTTTAAGGAGATTGATAATGGCACTATTTGAAATACCAACAAGAAATAATAGTCGAGAATCAGATAGTAAAATCATTAAGCAATCAAAGACAGTACACAAAGCTACCCCCTCTATAAAAGGGGGTAGTAGTTTACTAGAGAGAGTGTCCCAAGCGCAAGATTTAGTAAATCGAAAGTTGGGTAAATATAAAGATAAATATATACTTATTCAAGATAGCGCAACATTATTACATTATATAGATATTTGTATAAAAAACAAAGTTATAAGTATAGATACAGAAACAACTGGACTTGACCCATTGTTGGATGATATAGCCGGAATTTGTATATATACACCTAGTATGCCTGGAGCATACATACCTATAAATCACGTAAGCTATATAACTAATGTTAAGGTATCTAATCAGTTGCCAATAGATACAATAAAGTTGCATTTTGAAAGACTTATTAGGGAACATATAGATGTAATAATGTTTAATGCCGTGTTTGATATTAGAGTGTTAAGAAATAAAGTCGGTTTACATAATATTTACTGTACTTGGGATTGTTATTTGGCACAGCGATTGCTTAATGAGAATGAACCACATAATGCGCTTAAAAAATTATATCAGAAATATATACTTAATGGAAAAGAAGATGCATTTACATTTGAAGAACTATTCAAGGGTATCCCATTTACTATGATACCATTACAGACAGCAGTGCTATATGCAGGAAATGACCCAGTGATAACTTATGAATTATATGAGTATCAAAAGAAGTATCTCAGAGAAGATTCAGAAAGAGAAGATATGAGAGCTATCTATTGGGCATTTAAAAATATAGAAATGCCATGTTTAGATGTTGTAGCTGATATGGAAGATAATGGTATACTGTTTGATTCAAAGTATCAACAAGAATTATCAGAGAAGTATAATAAGCTACTCAGAGACAAGCTAGAAGCGTTTTATAGCGATTTAAAGCAGTATGATGATAAAATAGTCGAGTATAAAGCTAAAACGCAACATAACAAGCTAGACGATGTTATAAACATAGCAAGTCCTACACAGTTAGCAATATTATTTTATGATATATTAAAAGTAGGTGTGATAGATAAGAAGTCACCGAGAGGTACTGGAGTAGATATACTAGAAAAGATAGACTTACCTATCGCAAAAGACATTCTTGAATATAGAGAAATGTCAAAGTTAGTTGATACATATATTGATAAGTTACCTAATTGTGTAAATCCTAATGATGGAAGAATACACTGTAAGTATAATCAGTATGGTGCAAAGACGGGAAGATTTAGTAGTAGTGAACCTAACTTGCAGAATATACCTAGTCACAATAAAGATATACGAAAGATGTTTATAGCAAGTCCAGGATATGTTCTTATGAGTAGTGACTTTTCACAGCAAGAGCCTAAATGTTTAGCGGCACTATGTAGAAAACAAGGTGATTCTCAGATGTATAACACCTTTATGGAAGGTAAAGACTTATATTCTGAGATAGCAAGTAAGGCATTTAACAAGCCTTATGAAGAATGTAAAGAGTTCAATGAAGATGGAACTACTAATAAGCAAGGTAAAGAACGTAGAACACAAGCTAAGAGTATTCTGTTAGGAGTGCTGTATGGTAGAGGTGTTGATAGTATAGCAGAGCAGTTGAAGTGTACTCCAGAAAAAGCACAGAAAATAAAAGACAGCGTATTCAGAGGTTTTCCAGCTATAAGAAAGTTTGAAAATGACAGCTTGAATATGGCAGAAGATTTTGGTTATGTTACTACAATAGCAGGACGTAAAAGAAGATTGCCTGAGTTACAGCTAGATGAGTATGAGTTTCAGTGGGCAAATGGGGTAGCTCCTGATAATGATTTATTAGACTTTGACTCAGAAGCAGAGCAAGAGATTCCAGAGAGAACTATCAGAAAATATCTTACAAAGTTACATAATTGTAGATTCAATGAGAAGCGCAAGATATTTGAGCAAGCTAATGAAGAGGGTATATGGGTAGTAGATAATGGAGCAAAGATAGCAAGTGCAACAAGACAGTGTGTAAATGCTAGAATACAAGGAAGTGCGGCAGACTTAACAAAGCTTGCTATGATAGAGCTTAATAATAATCAGAAGCTAAAAGACTTAGGATTCAGACTACTTATACCAGTACACGATGAAGTTATAGCAGAGTGTCCAGAAGAAAATGTCAGAGAGTGTTCAAAACTATTAGCAGAGACAATGAGTAAAGCGGCAGAAAAATTGCTTGAAATGCCAATCAAATGTGATGTAGCAATTTCAAAAGCATGGTACGGAGAGGAGATAGTGTATGAGTAATGAGCTTGTTGTATTTATTTGTACACATGGACGCCCTAATAAACAATATACATACGAAGCGTTAAAAAAATGCGGTTATACTGGCAAAATAATTTTAGTTTTAGATGATACAGATAAAACAATACAAACATATATAGACATATATGGAGCTGATAATCTCATAGTGTTTAATAAGAATTATTATATCAATTCAGATAGATATGATAATGGGGATAATAAATTACACGATAAATGTATATTATATGCAAAGAGAGCTGTTGAGGATATTGCAAAGTCTATGAATTTAAAGCATTTTGTTATTGCTGATGATGATATTACAAATTTTGTAATACGGTATCCTAATTCAACAAAACTATGCACATATAATATAGATAATTTAGATTTAATCCTTGACTGTTATGTTGAATTGTTACATAATAATGTTGCAGGTGTTGGGTTCGGTTATAGCAAAAGTTACTTTAAAGGTAAAGAAACTTTTACATATAAATATTTATCTAATAGAAGTATGCCATATCAATTTGTAATACGTAATGCAGATGTTGACGTTAATTGGACTTCTTGGTTTGGGGAAGATGATATAACAGAATTATGTAGCAGTGCTTTAGGTAATGTGTGGTTGTCAATACCATATGTTATGCAAGTTATGAAAGCTATTGGAAATACAAATACAGATGGCGGTATGGTAGATGTTTATAAAGAATATGATACTTTTAAATTAAACTTTAATATAGTAAAATATTGTCCAGGCAAAACACGTATGATGAGATATAATAACAAGTATACAGTCGCAAAGAAAAGTGTAAACTGTTTTCCAAAAATAATAAGTGAGGTGTATAAAAAATATGAATAAACAGAAAAGATTGTTTGATATGCCAGAAACAGATGAAAATAAAAAATATACAAAGAAAATTATGGCACCACAATATGTACCTAGTAAAGTTAAACCTATTATACTTGAGTTATATAATAGTGAACAATATTCAGCTTTAGTTAAAAACATTAAAAGCTCAAATGTAACAGATGAAGAAAAGGATTTTTTACTAAAAGCGGCAACTCGCCATATTGTATTTAACTATGATAAGATAGCTGATTACTATGCACACGCAAGTAAAGAAATGCAAGAGCTTATGGAACAATCAGCTTTAGTTATAATTGACATAGATGATGCAATAGCAAATGGATATGTTAAAGTGAGCAAGACAATCAAAGATATAGTTGGGAGTGAAGAAAATGGTGAGTGATGATTTTGCAGTGCTTATTATAAGTCATGGCAGACCAGACAAAGTGCATTGTGTAAACACTTTAAATAAAGTTGGGTACACTGGTAAATACTATATTATTATAGATAATGAAGATTCAACGGCTGATGAGTATTATAAACTATATGGTGATAAAGTTATAATGTTTGATAAGTCAGCTTTAGATGGTACGTTTGATTTAATGGACAACTTTGAAGGACGTTCTGTACCAGTATTTGCACGTAATGTATTATATAGTATTGCAAAAGACCTGAATTTAAAATACTTTTTAGAGCTAGAAGATGATACGATGGATTTTGTTCATCGGTACGTTAAAGATGATAAGCTAAAAGTTAAAGCGATAACAGACTTTGATAGTATAGTAAATGCTATGGTTGAATGGATAAGCACAACTAATATAGATACAGTTGCATTTATTCAAGCCGGAGATTTACTAGGTGGTCACGAAAGAAAATTATGGCAAAGCAAAGTTGTACGAAAAGCTATGCAGACATTTTTCTTTAAAGTAGATAACCCAGTCTATTTTCAAGGACGTTTTAACGATGACGTAAATATGTATTTGCAATATGGTAAACTTGGTAAAGTTGTACTTTCAATTCGTGATGTTGTTTTATGCACAGGCGAGACTCAGCAAACATCTGGTGGTATAACAGAAATGTATCAACAATATGGAACATATGTCAAATCATTTTATTCAGTAATGCTAAGACCTGATTGTGTTAAGATACATGGTATGACAATGTTTAGTGGAAATCGTAGAATACATCATAGAATAGATTGGGATAAAGCTGTACCAAAAATAATAAGCAGTGATTATAGAAAGTAAAAGAGGTGATTATATGAAAATAGGACTATTTCCAATGGTAGCAGATGTACTACACGCAGGTCATATGTTAGCAGTTCAAGAAGCTAGAGAGCATTGTGACTATTTAATAGTTGCATTGTATTGTACACCTGAGCGTAAAAATCCAATACAAAGTATTTTTGAGCGTTACACCCAGTTAGATGCACTTGCAAATGTTGATAAAGTAATACCATATGGTGATAAAGCAGATGCTTTGCGTATGCTATTATCATTACATTATGACATATATTTTTTGGGAGCTGATTATAAAAATAAAACTTTTGAGGGTCAGCATTTAGTTGAGCAGTTAGGAAAAGAAATATATTATTTGTCTCGCAATCATACAATGAGTAGCACATATTTAAAAGATAGAATAAATAAGAGGTGCTTCCCAGAAGTTACAAAAGATAAGCACAAAGTTATTGCAGTTGATTTTGATGGTTGTATATGTAAACTAGATTGGCCAAATATAGGTGAGCCAAATTGGGATGTAATAAATGCATTAAAAGAAGAAAAAGCCAAGGGCAGTAAACTAATATTGTGGACGTGTAGAGGCGGTCAGTTATTAGATGCGGCAATAGAAGCGTGTACAAGTTGGGGCATAAAGTTTGATGCAGTTAATGAGAATGTCCCAGAAAAGCTAGAGCATTATGAGTATTCAGATTCAAGAAAAATAAGTGCTGATGAATACTGGGATGATTTAGCAATACAGATAAAACAAGATACATTTAATAAAACAGATAAAGGAGAATAAAACAATGAAAGTAAAAACAGAACAATTTAAACAACTTGTAAACACAGCTATTCAAGGGTCAAGTAATGACAAGCTAATACCTATAACACAGCTTATGGGTATTAAAAAGTGGAATGATGTTATGATGCTAACCACAACAGATGCTACAAATTATTTATATGTAGCAGATAATATTGATAATGATACAGAGGATTTCAATGTTACAGTATATGCAGAGCAATTTGCAAAGCTCATATCTAAAATGACAAGTGAGTTTATATATCTTAATATTAAGAATGAAGCACTTGAAGTAAAAGGTAATGGAACATATATGCTTGAGTTACCACTTGATGAGAGTGGAGAGCTTATTAAATACCCAGACCCATATGCAGAAAAATATTCAGTTGATTTTAAGTGGGATGGTAAGATAAAAGTTGCAGATATAAAGACAACAATAGATTCAGTAAAGCCATCGCTTGCAAGCACAGATGAAATGCCTGTAATTAAAAATTATTTTGTTGGAGATAATGTAATTGCAACCGATAGATGTAAGATAGCAAGTTTTGATACAAAGATGTGCAAAGATGAAATACTTATATCATCACAGCTTATGGATTTACTTAGTCTATTTGAGTCAGACATACAGTATAAGATTGATAAAGATTGTATGGTATTTGATTCCGGAAATTATACAGTTTTTAGTAAGCAGGCTGATGACATATCAGATTTCCCTATTGATGTTATAGAGAAACTTATCAATGAAGATTTTAAGAGTATGTGCAAGGTAAATAAGAATGATTTTATTGCTCTCCTGGAAAGAATTGCACTTTTTGTTGGTAAGTATGATGATAAAGCAGTAAGGCTGTATTTTGAAAAAGATGGAATACGAGTATCTAATAAGAGTCGAAATAGTAATGAGATAATAGAATACTCAGACAGTAAAGGTTATAAGAGCTACGATTGTATTATAGACGTAGATATGTTGCTAACACAGTTAAAAGCATACAGTAAATCAAATGTAGAGATACATTATAATAATGATGTGTGCATTAAGTTAGTTGACGATAAAGTCACTCAGATTATAGCTTTAATGGAACAGTAGTTTACATAATATCGTGTCAGCATTTAGTTGTTGACACGATATTTCTATCGTGATATAATGTTTATTGTAAAACAATAGTGTTCGATATATGCACAGAAAGGAGAAATAATATGACTAGAAAAGAACAAAAGCAAAAAGCACAAGCTCTAATAATGGAGCAGTTAGCAAAGATAGGCTATGGTGATGAGTATGCAGAATACAGTAAGCTATTCAATAGTCAGGAAGAAGCAGATGCTTGTATGAGTATTCAGATGGATAGAATAGCAAAGTTATTCGGATATACTAGGTCATGGTTTTATTAAACAGAAAGGAGAACTTAAGATGGCAAAGAAGAGAGAAAAGTTAGAAGGAAGAATAAGGTACGATGCAAATTACAGAGGCTGGGGAGAATACTTTATATTTGAGATTAAGTTGACAGACGAAGATGAGTGGGGACTTGAGACAGCATATCCTTGTAGAGAAGATAAAATACACTGGAGTGTATTAGCTCATTTTAAAAAATGGAAAGATTTAGGAATTGATTATCATTTTGCATAGGAGTAGATTATGGCAAGAAATAGTTTAAAGAATATATTTAATTTAATAGATGCGGAAAAGGCAGACTTATCTGTGGAACAGTCATTTTTGAATGATTTGAATAGGTCAATAGAATTGACAGATGAAAAGAACACAAGACCAGGAAGTAAGACATACAAGCCTAGTGGTATGAATTGTATTAGACAGAGTTATTATGTGATAACTGGAGCAGATGCAGATGAGCATAATTCAAGTAGTAATATTATAGGTATCTGTGAATCTGGAACTGATAGACACGAAAGAATACAGCAGGCAGTAATTGATATGTGGTCTAATTGTATTGACTGTGAATATATTGATGTAGCTGATTTTGTAGAGACCAGAGGACTTACAGAATACTTAGATATAGTAAAACGACCAGACTTTGCTAAAAAGGAATATGAAACAAAGCTATATCATAAGTCACTTAATATGTCATTCTTATGTGATGGAATAATTAAGTATAAAGGTCGTTATTATATACTAGAAATAAAGACAGAAGCCAGCTTTAAATTTAACGAGCGTAAAGGAGTAGACCCATCACATTATCATCAAGCTATTGCATATAGCATAGCTTTTGGAATAGACGATGTTTTATTTGTATATGAGTGTAGGGATAATTGTAGCAAAAAAGCCTTTATGTATCACGTTACAGATGAAATGAAGCAAGACTTATTAGGTTATATAGAAGAGTGTGACAGCTATATTAAGAAACTGAAAGTGCCACCAATACCAAGTGATGTAGCAAAAAAGACTTGTAGTTATTGTAGTTATAAAGGAAGGTGTAATAAAGATGGCTGATTATAGATGCTGTATATGTAATAAGATACTTTATGATTTAGGAAACAATGCAGAGCCAGTAAGAAAAGGTAGATGCTGTGATGAGTGCAATATGATGTATGTCATACCAGCTAGACTAAAAGATGTAGAAATGAGGGAGATAAAAAAGAATGAACAATGAGAAAGGTATTCAGCGTGGAAAAGACTTTGAAGAAATAATAAAGAAGAATTTTCTTGAAGTGCCAAATACAACAGTAGAGAGACTACCTGACCCAATAAGTGGATATTTAGGTGTAAGAAACCCTTGTGACTTTCTTATATATCATTATCCTTATGTATATTATATTGAGTGCAAGACAACTCATTCACATAGACTGCCATTTAATAATGTAACATTTAATCAAAGAGTGGGTATGCTAGAAGCTAACAAAGTGAATGGAGTTATAGCCGGTATAATATGTTGGTTTATTCCAGAAGATAAAACATATTTTATACCTATACAAGTTTATGAGAATTATAGACTTGCTGGAGAAAAGAGTTTAAATTTACATAAGATGAATCCCGAAGCTGATGGGTGGGTAGAAATACATGGTACTAAAAAGCGCATATTTTTTGATTATGATTTACAACGATTTATAAATCATTGTATGCTGAATAATTTAGGCGAAAAGAAAGGAGAATTATAATGCAAGCTGATAAGTTAAACAGAATGAAATTACCACAGATTAAACCATGTCCGTTCTGTGGTGGTTATAGTACACTTGCTTCAAAATCAAAGACAATAATAAAAGGCGAATTAGCTTATACAAGTTATGTGTATTGTAGAGATTGTCAAAGTAGAGGAAGAAGAGTGCTGTTAGGTGAAGATGGTAGAACTGATTTTGAATCAAGGGAATTAGCAATCAATCATTGGAATAGGAGAGTATAATATGAGAATAGACAATATAGACTTAAAGAAGATAGCAGAAACACAGGCTAGAGTGGAAGAAAATTCACAGACAATAAATAAGTTAGTTGAAGAGGTAATAAAGCCATATTGTAAAGACTTAGATAAGTATGTAGGGTTTATTAGAAATTGTCTTAAAGATGGAGAGAACCCACCAACTGATGCTGAACTAGATGATTTTGTTTTGAATCTATCAACACTTATCTATTGGGCTAGTGGAGCGTGTGAACAGCTAGGTATTCGTGATGATATTAGCAAAGCAGTATACAAGGAAATATATCATACAAAGCGAAATGAGTTATCAAGTGGCACAGTAGCAGATAAAGATAGTATAGCAGAACTGGAAAGTATTCAAGAACAAGTCACAAATGTAGTGTATAATAGGTCATATAAGATTATGAAAAGCAAGGTAGAAAATGCACAAGAGCTTTTATCATCTTGTAAGAAAGTGTTGAGCCATAGACTTAGTGAAATGGAACTCACAAGAATAGGAGGAAATTAAATACTAAAATGAAAACTATAATAACGCAGATAGCTATTATATGTATCTTAGTTATTCCCATCTTTGCGCAGATTGAATACATACATAGTAGTAGCACAGAACCGCAACCAAAGAAACTAGCAATCGTATTTTCCCAAGAACAATCAATGGTTGAGCTAGAGCCAGCAAAGCAGTATGTAAATGAAAAGATTGAAGCGAAGCTGGAAGTCATTAAAGTTCATAACGATAAAAAGGAAGAATTGCATACTAAAGCAAAAGAATCATATGAGGCTTATCTTGCTTCATTAAAAAGACAGCAACAAGTTACCTATACTAGCTATGTACAATCAGCACCTACAGAGTCAGTAGCAAGTGGCAGTATAGGAAGCTATGAGCTAACAGCTTATACGTGGACTGGTAACACTTGTGCTTCCGGTGTGTATCCTACTGACGGAGTTACAATAGCTAGTAATACTTTACCGCTAGGCACTAGAGTGTATATAGAGGGTCTAGGAGAAAGAGTTGTACAAGACACTGGTGGTATGGGTGGTGGAGTAATTGATGTTTATATGGATAGCTATGATGCGTGTATTCAGTTTGGCAGACAGAGTGCAGAAGTATATGTATTAGAATAAGGAGAATAAAAATGAAACTAGATGAAGTAATTAAAGATTTTAACAAGAAGCATAAGGAAGAGTTAGTGTTTACTGGTCTTCCTGAATATGATTATGAAAGAATACCTTTTACAAGTCCTAGACTTAACTATATGACTTTTGGTGGTTTGCCAGTAGGTAAGCTTATAGAGTTTTATGGAGAAGAACACGGAGGTAAAACAACAACAGCATTGGACATAGTAGCAAATTATCAGATAATGGATAATGCTAAAGAAGTGCTGTGGGTAGATTGTGAAAATACTTTTGATAAAGTTTGGGCGCATAAGCTAGAAGTAGATGTGGAAAATCTAAGAATGTTACAGCCAACAAATCAGAGCGCAGAAGAAATATTCCAGTTTGTATTAGATGCAATTAGCACTGGCGAGGTAGGTTTAGTAGTTATAGATAGTTTTGGTGTTATGGTATCACAGCAAGCACTTGATAAAGACCTAACAGAAAAAACATATGCTGGAATATCTAAAGCACTCACTGATTTTGGTGGTAGAGCAGTAGGTTTATGCAATAAGAATAAATGTACTTGTATAGGAATAAATCAGTTACGTGATGATTTTAATAGTATGTTTGGTGGCACAAAGACAACTGGTGGTAGAGGTTGGAAACACGATACATCTGTAAGACTTGAGTTTAGAATGGGTAAATATATAAATGAAGAGAACAAAGAACTAACAAGAAGTGCAGAAAACCCAGCCGGAAATAAAGTTATGGTTTCAATGACAAAGAACAAGACTTGTCCACCTACAAGAAGAACTGGATATTATACTCTAAAATATTTAGATGGCATAGATTATCTGTATGACTTTATCGAAGTATGTATGAAGTATAGTATTATAGAAAAATCTGGAGCTTGGTTTAAGATAGTAGATATAGATACTGGTGAGATACTAGCTGATAAAATTCACGGACAAGATAGTGTTAAAGATTATCTATTAGATAATATAGATATAGCACAGCGACTTGAGGAATTAGTAGATGCTAGAATAGACTCAGACGAAATAAAACTTGACATTATGGATGATGAAGAGTAATATAATAAGTGCCATGATGTATTGTTTTTTTTTTCATATTTTTCGTTGTGATTCCCCAAAGAAATCATTTTTGCAAGAGAGGTCCTGCTTTAGTGGACGAGATTATCTATTGGTCGGTGGATAGACTAATCTCAGTAATGAAAAGACTGTATAATGTAGTTTTCGGGTGCTACACTATACAGTCTTTTTTATTTTAAAAATTTTTTAAATTTATGTATTGACAAACATTATATTACGATATATAATGTAAGAGAATTAAAGATTAGTACACGATTTACAGAAAGGAGAAATCATAATGATTAACAGAAAACAAGCGCAGAAAAGAATTTTAAGATTTGCAAAGAAGTATGAGGGGCAGACTATTGATATAGGTAAACTAGATAATAGTGACTTATATGATTTGATTCTCACAGAAACATATTTAGGAATTGATGCTCTGTTAGGTTATGGGGCAGATGTAAATATGATTCTTGACAGAGCTATTGAAAAAGCAGAACAGCACAAAAGAGATAATTTTATTCAGTATGTAGCAGAGAATGGTAATTCAGTAACACAGATAATATAAGAGAGGTAGAAAACAATGATTAGAATGTTAGATAATTGGAAAGGTGCTGTCGAAATAGACGGTACTGAGTACAAATCAATTCAAGAAGCTAGAAGCGTTTTAAATGCAATTAGTGATGATATACATATAATTCTCAAGTCTAACAATAAAAACGCAAATATGAAGCGCACAGAAGCGTTAAATGACGTTTCAGACAAAGAGCAAGAGTATGAAATCACAGTTAAAAAGTATATGACCCAGCAAGCTACACCTAGTTTCGATTTTATGATGAAGTGGAATGATAACAGCCCAATGCCTATGAGAATTATGCAAGGCACAGTTGAAAAAGAAACAAGGGGTATGGTGTATATGAAACTACATGGAATGGCAAGACCTACAATAACTTGTTTCTGTTGTGGAAAAGAACTTACAAACCCCATATCAAGAAAATATGGTATCGGACCTATCTGTTTAGGCAAGATGGGTATAGCAAGAGATATTGATGATGTAGATGGAATAAGTGAAGAACTTGTAAATATTTCTTGGGAAGGCTGGATTATTAAATCAGCAATCACTGAGAAAAAAGCAATATAAAATATAAATAAACTATAAAAAGGAGAACAAAAGTATGAATAACAATGGTGCGGGTGCAGTATATGTACCAATTAAGGTTGATGTTTTATGGAGCGCAATTAAGAGTTCGGGTATAACAGCAGGAAATCTAGCGACAATGGTATTGAACAGAGATAAGTCATATCTCACCACAGTTAAGACACGAGGAACAATGGTTAAAGAAGATTTGGAAAAGCTGTGTACTTTCTTATCAGTAAATATTGATGATGTGCTGATTAAGGAAGAAAAGCCAGTAGTTAAAGAACCAGTTAAGCCAGCATCTAATCAGTCAGCTAATGCACAGCTTGATATGTTGATAGTTGGACTTAACAAGATGTATGAAGCACAGAAATTGCAGAATGAGATATTGAATAATCTACTTATTGAAGTAAAAGCTGGAAATGCAAAAACTAATAGGCTAGAAAATGCACTAGGTCAGATAATACCAAATCTAATTCAGATTAAAACAACAGTGGATAATAGCAGAGATTTATTGCGAGATATTAAATCAACTGGCGCAACTATTAGTGGAAGACTTAGAGATTTGATAGGTAAGTTTAAATGAAGAAATTAAGACCTACTAGATTTTATAGTGATAAGCAGGAAAAGAGTGTTGCAAAAACTGTTAGAGGCAAACAAGTCTCTAACAGCGGAGCAACAGCTTTTAACAAAGGTGATGTAACAACAGATAATGTGCTAATAGAATGTAAGACGTGCATTTCGGAAAAGAAGTCATTTAGTATCAAGAAAGAATGGCTTGAGAAGAACAAGGAAGAAGCATTTGAAATGGGTAAAGATTATTCAATATTAGCGTTTAATTATGGACCCGATACAGATAACTATTATGTGATAGATGAAAGATTATTTAAGCAGTTAATGGAGGTAATAGATAATGAGAGCTAAAGGAGGCGGTAAATATAATATGCGTATGATAAAGAAGATAATGAGGGATAATGGTTATCTTTTAGTATCAGAACGTAAGCATATGATTTTTAAAAATGAAGATGGCGATATGGTATCGTTACCCAAGAATTGCAAAGATTCAATATTAAAGTATGAATTTAAACACCATAACATTAAGGAGGTTATTTAAAAATGGATAGAAAAGAGTGTGAAACAAAGATTGCAAAGAAACTGGATGAGATTAAAGAGATAATATTAAAGTATAATCCAAATAATACTTATTTAGCACTAACTATTTCAGATGAGTCTATTATGTTTAATAATGACTATTGGGAAGACGGTAGTGGTGTTGGTAAGCCTATTGATTATTTCAAGTTTATAGAGGAGGACAATGAAAATGAAGAAAACTAATAAGACTCAGGAAGTATTGAAGTATTTACAGAAGAACGGCTCAATCACAAGTATGGAAGCTATCAATGAGTTTGGAGCAACTAGATTATCAGCTATTATCTTTAATTTAAGAAAGCATTATGATATAGAGACTATTGAAGTGGTATGTAATGATAGATATGGTCACGAATGTCATTTTGCAAAGTACACATATAGAGGAGTGAGAGAAGATGGCTAAAGAAGCGTTAGCAACAAAGTATAGACCTAAAACTTTTGATGATGTTGTAGAGCAGGATAGCATAAAGATAATCTTGAAACAGCAGTTAGATAGTGGAGAATTTCAGCACGCCTACTTATTTGTAGGTGGTGCTGGAACTGGTAAGACAACGTGTGCAAGAATCTTTGCTAACGAGATAAATAAGCACGAGGGAACATCAATAGAGTTGGATGCCGCTAGTAATAGTAGTGTAGATGATGTAAGAAATATAATTCAGCAAGCTAAGACAAAGAGTTTGGACAGTGAGTATAAAATCTTTATTATTGATGAGTGTCACAGCTTATCTAATACAGCATGGCAAGCATTTTTAAAACTTATTGAGGAACCACCTGCAAAGTCTATATTTATCTTTTGTACAACTAATCCAGAGAAGATACCTAAGACTATACTCAGCAGAGTACAGAGGTATGACTTTAAGAGGATAAGTCAGCAAGGTATTGTGGATAGATTGGATTATATACTTAATGAGGAGCGCAATGAAGATGATGCACATGATATGGATGCACTTGAGTATATTGCAAAACTAGCAGATGGTGGAATGAGAGATGCTATAACTCTTATGGATAAGTGCTTATCATATAATGCTGATTTGACCATTAACAATATAGTTAAAGCATTAGGAGTGTCAGATTATGCAACTATGATAGATTTAACAGATAGCATTATAAATAAAGAGCAGAAAGCTATTATAAAAATCATAGAGAGTATACATTCAAGTGGAATTGATTTAAAGCAGTTCATAAGACAGTATATCAATTTTGTATTAGATATTAAGAAGTGGCTTATCACAGAAGATTTTAGCTTTATAAATCTACCACAGACAGATGATATAGAGCTAGTGTTAAAAAACATAAAAGCAGATATGCCTGAATCGTGGGATAGAATAAGTGATTTGTTGGAAACACTTATTAAGATTAACTCGGAAGTGAAGTATGACAGTTCGCCAAAATATCTTATTGAAGCTATGTTGATAGGAGGTAGTACAGAATGATAGGTCAGACAGAGTTATTAAATATAATAAATGAGCAGATAGATTTTGATGATTTTCCAAGATTCAGCATAGTAGTTGGTGCAGAGGGTAGCGGAAAGAAAACATTGTCAATGTCAGTAGCCTTTGCGCTTGAATGTCAGAGAGTGTTTATCGAGCCAAAAGTTGATGCAGTAAGGGAAATGATAAAGAATGTGTATTCAGTAAAGACATCTACTCTATATGTAATCAAAGATGGGAATATGTCAATCAATGCAAAGAACGCACTACTTAAAGTATGTGAGGAAACACCAAGTAATGCATATATAATGATGCTGGTATCAGATATAAATACCGTGCTAGATACTCTAAAGAGTAGAGCAGGAGTTTATTATATGCAACCATATACTCAAGCAGAGATATTAGAGTATGCTCAGATAGGAAAAGAAGAGGTGCAGAATTGTGATATAGTAGCAGACTTATGCGAGACACCTGGAGACGTTGATAAGCTATATACATATGGCGTAGAAGAATTTTATAGTTTTGTGGAAAAGACAGTAGAGCATATAGCTAGTGTATCAAGTGCCAATGCATTTAAGATGGCAGATAAGATAGCATTTAAACCAACAGATACCGATAAGTATGACGTTACACTATTCTTAAAAGCATTTAAAGCAGTATGTGGTAAAGAAATGAAAAGAGCAGTTGCAGATAATGATATAGAAAGTCAGATGTGGTATTCAGCAGGAATTAAAGTAGTCACTAACACATTGAATCAGTTTAATATAACTGGAATAAATAAAAGTGCTTTGTTTGATTTATTCATATTAGATATTAGAAGGGAATGGGTATGATTATTAAGGATAGAAGTCAAGATTTTAGTGTAACACAGCACGGTAAATGTTCTGTATGCTGTAATTATGATTCTTGTTATACATATTATATGATAGAACATCCTGAGTTATTAAATTGTTTAGAATATAGGAGACAACAGTATGGAAGTACAAGAGCTAAAACATCTAATCAAAGAAAAGACAATACCTAGTTTTATGATATTTACTGGAGAAGAGTGGTTAGTGCAAAAGCTGTATATAGAGCAGATAGCAAAGGTAGTAAATTTAGATATACAATATATTGACAAAGTATCAGATATAATAGGCACACTTGGAAGTAAATCATTATTCAGTCAAGACTATCTGTATGTGGTACGTGATGATAAAGAGTTTATGACTGAGGAAAAGCTACAAGAAAAAGTGATAAATAATCTCAATCAGAATATGCTCATATTAGAGCTTACAAGCGCAGATAAGCGACTTAAACTATTAAAGACGTATAAAACATCAACTTATGAATTTAATGCGCTTAAAAGCGATATATTGAAGCGATACATACAACGTGAGATAGATTTATCAGATAGAAACTGTGAGATACTGATGGAAATATGTGAGTATTCATATGGTCATTGTCTTTTAGAAATTGATAAGATATTATGCTATACTCGTGCTTATTACAATGGACAACCATTTAAAGTAGGTGCGTGTGATAAAACATTTATCACATTATTAGAAGATGGAACATTATATGTACCACCAAGAGATACACTATGGGATTTTATAAAAGCATTTTTACAGAATAAACCAAGTAAAGCATATGAGTTATATCAAGAATTAAAAGAGCTACAATCACCTACTTTTGCTATACTTACTAATTTATATAATAATGCTAAACAAGTATTGCAAGTGCAAGTATGCACGAGTAATGATATAGCAAAGACAACTGGATTGACAGCTTGGCAGATAAGAAATGCTAAAGAATGTATAAATAAATATAAAGCAAGGGATTTAGCTGTGCTTATGAGATTGATACAGAAAGTAGAATCTAATATAAAGCAAGGAAAGCTAGATGAGCAGATAGCAATAGATTATATATTTTCCAGTTTCTTCTGATGTCATTATAGTTCGTTGCACAATATTGACAGCTATGTAATAATGTTATATAATGTTTATGTGCAGATTTATAGTTCAAAGTTGCGCTAATGCACAAGGAGTGCTTTGAGTAGGTGGGTTCGATTCCCACTAGCGCAAATAGAGTGGCTATCCGTTCACCACTTAGTATAGAGTGTACAATCTATATTTAGCAAAATAATGCAACGAGGCGTTACGTTTAAGGTAGGTTAGCAGACAGGACTTGGGACAACCTCCAATCTGTACAGAGCGTTTTATACTACGTCACTGCGGTGGAAAGTATAAGTTGCTATGTAGCTTAATTGGGAAAAGCAAAAGATACAATATATAGGTTCGAATCCTATCATAGCAAAGTGTGTTGGGTCGCTCCCAACTGATGTGAGAGTAGCCAAGCACCTCACAGAGAATGATAATGGGGAGATTGGGGCTAACCTAGGATGCGCCTACACCAAACAATCTCCCAATGGCACAAAGGGGTATCGCCAAGCGGTAAGGCATATGATTTTGGCTCATATATTCGTAGGTTCGAATCCTACTACCCCCGAATGGATGGCAGACGTGTCATTGGGTGTGAAAAGGACGGGAGATTCACAGTTGTCAGGTTGAAAAGGTGGGCGACCTGACGTTATAGGAGAATAAAATGGAGCAGTTATATAACAGATGTTTAAGGTGCAACAGAAAGTTGAAAACAGAGGAAGCTAAAAAAATTGGGTATGGAAAAGTATGTTTAGAAAAATCTAAAAAATCAAAAGTAATAAATTTATTAGAGGTGGAGAATGAAAAGAGGAAAGAGGCTAACCAGAGAGCAGAAAGCAGTAGTGTTAGGCAACGGGCTAAACCCTAAAGACTATATGTTTGCTTATCAAGTAAATGATGATTACATAAAAGTGGTTAACATAATGTCTGGAGTTGAAAGAGCTTTAAATGTCCATAAAAAGAAAAAGAAGATTTGAATAAGTTTACATAATGTGATACAATCAAAGAAAGGAGTATTGCTGTGGATAAAGAAACTTTAGCAACAGAAATGTTGAGGGAAATCAAAGCTACAAGTAAAAGATGGTTTATAGCATTTATAGTAACTCTTTGTTTATGGTTCGCAACTATAGTTGGATTTATATGGTATATCACATTACCAGTTGAAGATACTACATATACCCAAACTGTTGATGATATAGATGAGAGTGAAATCACTCAGAATATTGGAGGTGATTTAGATGGCACGAGCAACACAGACAGTGCGGAAGAAAAGACGAGCAACTAGACGTAGAAAAGGAAGAAGATAATGGCTAGTAACATTAAGACAATAAAGAAGTTGCAATTAGCAATCAATACAAATTGTCCATTCAGAATACTATATACAACTAATCAATTTTATTCGGTGGATAAACAGATGCCAGTAACAAAGTATTGTCTTAGGAAAGCTGATATAAACTATGATACACATAGAAGCGATAGCACGGAAATATTCAGCACTTATTCACAGTTACAGATTATCTTATACCTTAGAGATTTATGGTATACTTATTTAGGAAAAGAGATACCAACAGATAATGAATTATGGGAGAATATTAAGGCAAGAGACGGAATAACTCTTGATACATATAAGGACGTGATAGCGTGAGTGATAAAATACAGAGATTATCTAAGGATATAGTAAGTAAATATGAATTAGGTCAAAAGCCTAAAATAAATAGATATAAGACTAGCGCACAGCCTATAACACAAACTGAGACATACAAGAAACAGTATGTTACACATAACAAGGAACCATTAACATTTAGAGAAGCAAGATTCATAGATGTATATATGGTAAACTATGATGGTGTAGAAGCAGTAGAGAAAGCTGGATTTAAAGTTAAAGATAAAAGAGCTAAAGCTAGAGCTTTATTAAACAAAGATTATATAGCAGATGAGATAGCTTATAGGACAGAGATATATGCAAGCGAATGTATAGCAGATAGACAAGAGGTTTTAGAATACTTCACAGCAGTAATGCGTGGAGAAGTAAAAGACCAGTTCGATTTAGATGCACCATTATCTGAAAGAACAGCCGCCGCAAGAGAGCTAAAGAAGGTCCTTATAGATGATGTAGAAAAAGGAAAGAATGTACAAGCGCAACAAGTAGTAGTAAATATAGATATGTCAAGAACAGAAGAAACTGATAGTGTTGTGGATATACAGCAGTTGTCAGATTGATTTCATATTGTTTTACCTCTTATTAAGGAAGAGTCAGGTGTTGAGTCAGCACTTGGCTCTTTTCTTGTGGCGAAAAATTTTCCATGTAGAGGCGGAGTCATTATAGTTCGTTGCACGCTCTTATATATAGGGAGCCCGAAATCCTAAATATCAATTTTTTTGAATTGAACATATACACAATCATTCATATGTATAAATATGTGGAAAGTATCATTTTTTGCACTTTTTGAAAACGGCGAAAAGCTAGTATTTTAGCGTGTTTATCGGCGTTTTAAGCGATTTTTTGAAAAGTTTTCTACTATTATATAGCATTTTTTGAAATGCTCTAAAAACGGCGTATACAGCGTGGAAAATAGCGATGACAGAATTTTGATACTTTATGACAGAAATTTGATATTTACAAGTTTTTTTATCCACACTATACTATACATATAAATAATATATCACGACATTTGATAGATTGTAGGATACAGATTTCGAGGGAAGAAATTCAAGCTACTATGATTTATTAAATAAGAGGATATAAAAAGAAAGGAGAATTTAAAATGATAATTGAAGTAACAAAAATAAGATGGGAAAGTGTAAGAACAAAATGTATTCAGAAGGATTGGTACACAAGAGGAAATAACGAAGAATATTCTAATATGTTGGGAATGTGCCAAGATGGATATGAGGATGCACTATACACAATAGAGCTTCTGGAAAAGATAGCTAAGGATATATATGAACATTCAGATAAAACATACTGGGAAGGATATGATGAAAATCCTGTATTAAACATTATGTTTGAATTAAGAGAAGATGCTTGTTATTGCTATTTTGAGGAAGTATAAATTTTAAAAAAGTTGACCTAGCAGACTTACCGGGGAGAAAGGATTTTATTATGAAAATAGTAGTTAAGGATTTTTCAATTAGAGGAAAGCACTTTGTAATTGTAAAACATCAGGATTTATATTGTGCTATAGAGGATAAATATAAATCCTGATGGAAAGGTAAATACAAGATTAAATGGAGCAGATATGCACGCAGGACAGACACTTGAGGATTGTATACACTTCACCACAGATTATGCTGAGGTAGAATATCTCATAGAGCAAGGACATACCAGAGCAGAAGCAATAGCAGTATATTGGGATATGTTAGATAAGTTGGTAGAAATAGAAACTATAGTAGGAAAGGAGTAATAATTATGACAGTACAGGACGTTTTAAGAAAATATATGGATTCAGCAAGTATGATTATCAGAGTATATAAATCTGAGGATTATGGAAACGAGAATGAAGCAGAATCAATTTATCCAGTAGGCTATCTGTGGGAACTCCCGCAGAAGATGCCACTAGGAGAGTATCAGAATCTTATGAACACTGAAATTAAAGGATTTAGCAGTCATTGTGACGTGGCAATTCACTTTTATATATGATGACAGAATTTTGATATTTTTCGCAGAAATTTAGTATATACAACGATATTTAGCCACACTATAATTTAAGTATAAAATAAAAGTCGAAAGACAGAAAGAGAGGATAAAAATATGACAGTAGTTAAAGGAAGTACAAAGAGAGGACAGGAACTTATTAGAAGAGCTGAAACTGATTTAGGAAAAAGCTTGTATAATGTTTATACAACATTTTCTCAGAAGAAGGCAGAAGCCTATGAGAATTGTCTCAGAGAAAAAGTTGAGGACAAAGGAGATAATTTTAGAATTATCTCAGCAAGTGGATATAAGTTTTCTGTAGCTTGGGAATTTGTGTTTGAAGGACACGAAGCTGTTAAGATTAGAACAGCCAATAATACATATGTGGTACTACTTGATGAGTAGTACCACAGAAAGGAGAATAATATGTATTTAGATGAAAAAGAAGCTTGGTATAAGCGAATGATGGATGAAAGAGAAGAGCGTGATGGAGTTTTATCACTAGAGTATTTCATAGATGGTGGAAATAGATGCAGTATCTATAACACAAATGGACAGGCAATTCTTATAGGACTTACCATAGAACAGGCATACTGGGTAGTAATGGGAATTGAAAACTTTTGGGATAGAATAGAAAGGAGATAATATTATGACAAAAGAGGAAAAGCAGTATTATCTGGAAAAAGAATATGTTGGTTACTATTCGGGGTATTCTGGAATAGAGATTAAAGATATTCAGTATGGAATAGAAGATTATATCATCTTTGTAGCTGGAGCTTGGTGCAGTAAGAAGTCAGTACATAGGAGTAAAATCTATTATGGAAATAGATTTTACTTTAGGTACAATGGAAATCGCATATATCTGGACGAATGTCTCAGAGCTGGCATATAAGGAGGTGGTATAGTTGAAGATTAAAAAATTTGAGGATGTAATAACTCAGGATTTTCTTGATGCATCAGATGTGGCTATAATAATCAATAGATTAGCAGATGAGCAGGATAAATTATATGTGCATAAAGCTAGAGGAAAGGGTTATTATATTCCTGAAGAAGATGTGGATAAGTTTGTATTATATACATATATGATTAGGTTATATAAGCAACTTAAAAAGAAGCTAGGCACAGGATATACAGTTCGTATAGAAAATTTGGTTAATAGTTTGAAATGTACAGATTGGATACGCGCTAGTTATGATTATAAATATTGGTGTACTCCTCAGGAGCTTATCAGAGTGCTTATGATTAAAAAGCCCAAAGACCCCGAGAAGATTAAATTTCAACTGTTGGATAAGCAAGCAGACTATTTAGCCAGAGCTTCTAGGGAAATAGTAGATTTTTGGGAGGTGTAATATGTTAGGAATAATATTTGTAACATTGGTTAGTTATATAATATATAAGGAAAATGTAATATCAAAAATTTTAGATAAATGTATAATAGAGGAGAATTAGAACTATGATTATAGATGGAAAGAATTTAGATAGAGCAGTAAATGAGCAGATGATTGTGGAAAGAATATATAATGAAACAGAAACTAAGGAAGAAATGTTGCTAGCTATAAATGCGGAACTACTGGCATTAGGAACTTTATATTCTAAGGATTATTTTGATATAACTATGTATGATAGAGTTAAAGATTTTCCTAATGCTGATTATGTAGCAGTAGGACAAGTTGCAAAAACAGAAGAGGACTTTGATGATGACTGTTATGGATATATAATACCTAAATCTTATATGAAAAATGGAGAATATGTAGTAAGATATTACATCATTTGGAAATATATGTAATAGCAGAATTTTGATATAAAAGACAGAATGTTATTATTGCGTTCTGTCTTTTTCCACTCTATAATATAATTATAGAAATAATAGATAACGATATTATAGAAAGGAGAATAAAGATATGGAAAATGTAAGAAATGAAGTTATTAGAGCTATTGGAGAGGATAGAGGATATGACTATATCGCCAACAATTATAATAAGTTTACTAAGGAAGAACTTAAAGATGTGTGCTTGGAGTTTATATATGCACTTTATAAGTTGGATTATGATGAGTCGGAAGTTTTAGAATATCTAAAAGAAAGGTGGGATATTGAATGATATTTGTACGTGATTTACCCAAGAAGGAGAAGTTGGAAATCTATAAAAAAGTTAAAGGTTATTGTATTTTTGAAGGATACTTTTATGGAGCGTTTATGTCAATTTTAAAAAATGTTTTAGATGAGCAGGTTAAAACAGTTGTTGCTATATTAGATTATGATATGGCAGTAAATTATATGGAAGTATATAAAGATTATAGCTATGGGAGGTATTAGAATATGAGATATGCGGAAGAGTATAAAGCAATAAAGGATAGCCACGATATTGTTGATTTTATAAATAAATATGGACTTATAGCTTTTCTTGATGAATTTATGGAAGATGAAGCTGGTAAGCGTGAAAGATACGAAAAATGGAGACAAGAAAACAAGTCTTGCCAAAACTGTAAATATATGACAGATGATGGATGTGAGTATTGGGGAGACTTTATAGACGGCGAAGAAATATGCGGACAATGGAGGTAAGATAATATGGCAAGAGTGAATATGAGTAGAATAAGAGGAATAATGTTACAGCATACAAATGGAGATTTAGAATATTATGAGCCCGAGTTTTCAGATGAAGATATGGACGCAATATTCAAGATGCTTGATAAATATGGGGATGACAATGAAAGCATACGTGGAAACCTAGATGTAATAGATTTAGATGATTAGGGTTGGTAGTTAGTAAATTTGCACAAAATTGGTAAAAATATCAAAAATTGCCAGTTTTGTGCAAATTTACTATATGACAGAATTTTAATATAAATCGCAGAAATTTGCTATATACAGAGTGTTTTATCCACGCTATAATTATATTAGAAAATAAATAATAGATAACGATAAAGTTATCAAAGAAAGGAGATTTGAATTATGAACTATAGCACAGCGATTAAGGAACTTAATAATTATACTGATGAAGTTCTTTGGAGAATCTGTTATTTAGGATATGATTTTGTTCAAGGAGAAAATTGGTTTAGGACATTTAAGCAATATAAGGAAATGACAAAAGCTGAGTGGGAAGAATTAAAAGATGAATGTCCAACACTTCATCAGTATTTAGTAGAATTAGCTTGGCAGTATCTATATGAGGAGATATAAGAAAGGAGAATTAGATTATGGGATATTATTATATTGAAACAGATAAGTGGGAAGTTCACGAATCAGGATTAGTTGAATCAGAAAATAGTTATCCTGTAAATGTTCAGGATGCAGAATTAGAAGTTGGAGATTATGTTGGGACACTTCGTATTCCTGAAGATTTAGAAGGAGAAGATTTTGATAACTATGTTATGGAGCATCTAATTGATAATACATATATGCTAGTAGATGATGCTAGAGGACATATATATATTGAGGGTGAGGATGGAGTAGCTATTGTTAGGGAAAAAGAAACAGACTATCCATTATACATACTATTCCAGCAGAGAATATTTAAGCAGAGAAAGGAGAAATAATTATGGCTTATGTAAGAAAAACTAAGGATGTATATGAGCTAGTAACTAATTATGGGTATGGAGAAGAAGTAGAATGTACCTATGATAGTATCAAAGAAGCAAGGGAAGATTTCAAGAGATACTTGGATGAAAAGAAAGCAGGGTATCTTCCAGAGTTAAGCTATGTAATGATAAAGGTTCACAGAGTAAGAAAGGAGAATTAAGATTATGGAATTATCAGTAAAGAAAATAAATAGAGCTATGGAAAGTTTTATAGATAAAGAAAATTATAAGTATTATCCATCTCATTTTGGATTTGATTATGAGGCAGATAAAAATTATGTGTATATGTTGGTAGAATCATATTATATAATTCGAGTACCAAGAAATATTATGCCGGATATTTTAAGTGTTCAAAAAGGAAGTATTCGTTCAGAATTACATTTAGAGGACGCTATAGTAAAATTAACTAAAATGGATTTGGTAGATTTTTATTTTGATAGATTTGAAACAACTAAAGATGGCAAACAATTAGTAGTATTCAAGGATAATTCGGGAAATGAAAAAAGAGTGCAAGCTAGATTCTTTAAGGAATTTTATAATAAACTATTAACAAAAAATGGTTTTGCAGATAATATAACATTCTCAGGAACAACATCAGCAAATCAGCCAATAATTATGTGGGAGAATGACGAAGCAATAGCAGAGTTTTGTCCTATAGTAGTTCGATAAAAAACAATCGGCGGGATAATAAAGATACGCAATAATCATATAAGTAGGATAGATTAGTATATATAAAGCTAGTCTATCCTATTTTACAATTCACTATTAAGTAAATAAATATATAATAGTAAACAAATACATTGGGGAAATTAAACAACGGGAGGGAGCAAACTTTAAACTCACAGCACAAGCGTTTCACGGATGTTTCACGTGAAACATTATTGGGAGCGGGGTGCATATTTAGCATATTTCAATTGGAGGGATTTTTCAGTATGCAAAATAATTTACGTGGAGTGGCGAAGTCATTAAAGTTCGTTGCGCACATAAAAAAAAGAGCCCTGCCCAGGCTCATCCCGCTCCCCATCTCAGATGTACATATGCGTATGTGCTCATACGTTACAAGTTTACATAATTCCCAAGTTGACATAATAACACCTCCTATTCGTTAGCACTCACGCAGGGGGAGTGCTAGTTTTTTCTTTGTTTACATAATAGCAAGGACGTTCTGATAATGCAAGTTATTATGTAAACTAAAACGGAGCGGTATACAGGGAGGATCTGGAGCGGTTCCATCAAAAAAGGAGCGGCTATAACTCCGCTCCCTCTTAGGTCTACTCGTAAGCTATAACAAAGTCCTTGTCCTTATGCTGATTGTTAGCAAATCGCTGAATGTTTAGCAACTGGAGCGGTGTGAACGCTTCCTTCTTCAATCGCTTTTTTCCGGTTGTTATCTGTGCGATAGCTAGTCGGCTAAGCTGGGTATAATGGGTTGTGTTTAGGTCACTTGTATAGGTCATAGTATCTACCTCCTTTATGCATATATCATATATTGATTGTTGTTTGTTAGTGTGACGATGTAGGTTGAAAAGCTGATTTTGCTAATGGATTTTATATCCTTTTCGCTTGCAACTAATCCGTCATTTTGTAATATGAAGAGGATTATTTCCTCAGGTGTTTGATTTAAATTTTTCATATTAGTAGCTCCTTTCTATCTTTATTTTATAGTACCATTATACCACAATAGCCGGATCTGGTATAATCGTTAAATCTTATAACAAGGTGTGTTGCTATAAGTTTAAACGATTAACACATTTTCTTCCCAACCGTTATAATATAATTATAAAGTAAATAAATAAATGCAGTCAGCACAGACGATAAAAGCAGAAAGGTGATATTATGACAAACGCAACAGTATTTACAGCAACTGAATTTTTTGAAAGACAAAGAGCAGGACTTCCTACAACATTTAAAAGAGAACTAACACCTGCAGAACTTGCACAGATAGAGCAGGATAAGGTAGACATTATTAAAAGCCTCAGAGCACTTAAGAAAAGTGCAGAAGGTAGCACAAAAAAAGCAACACAGATTAAGCTTGAAGGCAAGCGTGTGTGCGAGCTTTTCGAAAGTAAGAAAAATGCATACCTCTGGGTTAAAAAAAGTGTTTACAAGACAGCCGGATTGAAGGCAACCAAAGAACTGAAGGTATCAGGAAATGTAGATTTCTATATAGCCAAGTATACAACCAAAGAAGAGTGCTTCGCCGACTATGCTAAGCTTCAGGAATATTGCAACCTCTAGATTATGTAAACCCCCACACGCTGAAAAGCCGTGGGGGTATTTTTCCGGCTGGCCACCCCTCTGTCATAAAAAATACTGAGTACCCCTCTATCGTAATGCCCCAAAATTTCTAATAATATTGATGTCTTGTATTGTCGGGTTTTTATATGAATGTTTCACGTGAAACGTGTTCAACAAGTTTGAATGTTTCACGTGAAACATTTTTTGATTGCTAGAGTTTACATAACGTGTTATATTATGTTTATGGGAGAGTAAGAAGATGATAAATATTAGGATGCAAGATTTGATAATACCCGCCTATGACGAGGTATTTAAAGATATTATAGAGCATAAGCATACTCATTACTGCTTAAAGGGTGGAAGAGGTTCTACTAAGAGTTCTTTTGTAGGCGGTATTGCTATTCCGCTTTTAGTTATGCAGAATAGTGATGTTAATGCAGTGTGCTTTCGTAAAGTAGGAAATACTGTTCAGAATAGTATATATTCTCAGATAACTTGGGGAATATATCAGATGGGCTTAGAATCGCTCTTTCATATTCCTAAGACTTATAGTAACCCTATTATATACAAACCTACGGGGCAAAAGATTTTCTTTATGGGAATGGATGACCCTAATAAAGTAAAGTCTATTAAAGTAGAGCGCGGGTATATAGGCATTACTTGGTGGGAAGAGTTAGACCAGTTTGCTGGAGAGTCTGAGTTGCGTAAAGTATTGCAGTCTACTATGAGAGGTGGAGAGTTATTTTGGGATTTTCGTACTTTTAACCCTCCTATTTCTATTGATAATTGGGCTAATGAGTATGCAGAGGAGGCTTTTCTGCGTGAAGATACTCTTGTAGTGTCAAACACTTATTTAGATGTTCCGGAGAGCTGGCTTGGTAGACCATTTATTGAAGAGGCTGAGTATTTAAAGAAACTTAACCCTAGAGCTTATCAACACGAGTATATGGGAGAAGCTATTGGAACTGGTGGTGGTGTCTTTCCTAATGCTTGCGATTTGGATATGCGACAGCAAGTACCAATATATGACTTTGATGGCAATATACTTGAATATACAGAAATGTGGAAGACTTTTGATAAGATACATAATGGCATAGACTGGGGTTTTGCTATGGACCCATTCAGATTTGTGCGTATGCATTATGATGCTAAGAAGCTGGATTTATATATCTTCAAAGAGTTTTCAACAGTAGCTACACGAAATCAGGTTGTATTTGATATTCTGTATAAAGAGAAAAAGCTAATAGGTATGGATGAGTTAGTAACAGCAGATTCAGCGGAGCCTAAATCTATTGCAGACTTTAAAGCTTATGGAGCATATATACGAGGCGCAATTAAAGGACCTGATTCTGTGCGTTATGGAATTAAATGGCTACAAGGTCTTAATCATATCTATATAGACAGACGTGAATGCCCTAAGACTTATAAAGAATTTACTCATTATGAATATCTACAAGATAAAGATGGAAACTTTATTAGTGATTATCCAGACGAGGACAATCATAGTATCGATGCGGTACGCTATGGACTAGAAAAGTTTTACAGTAGACGAGGTAATTGACATTTTATTATGTATGCGATAAGATATGCTATATTAAATATAGGAGGTTTTATCGTATGAAAAATCAAATTTTTAACAACATTGAGTTTACATCGGATACTAAAGGGTATTACAGAGCAATTAACAATTTTAAATGTCTAATGCACAGATATGTTTGGGAATACTACAATGGCAAAATACCTAGTGGCTATGAGATACATCATATTGACTTTGATAGAAGCAATAATGATATTTCTAATTTGCAATTAGTATCACGTTCCGAGCATAGAAAAATTCATGCGGACTTACTTACAGATGAGCAACGTGAATGGAAAAGAAATAATCTTAATACTAAAGCAAGACCTAAAGCGATTGAGTGGCATAAGTCCGAAGCTGGTAGGAAGTGGCATAGTGAACAAATAAAAATGCAAAGAGAGTTAGGACAGTTTAAACATAAACTGATTTGCACTAATTGTGGTAAAACTTATGTCGGCGAAATAAATGGAACAAATACATTTTGTAGTAATGTTTGTAAATCAGCATATAGACGTAAGCAAGGAAAAGATAATGTTGAACGTGTATGTACAGTCTGTGGTAATTCATTTATAACAAATAAATATAAGAAAACCCAAACGTGTTCACGTAGTTGCGCAAATAGATTAAAGAATAGACGAGGTAATTAGTATATGGCAAAATCAGCGATTGGAATTAAAGCTAGACGTAACAGAGCTTATAAGCAAGAAGATACTTCTTATACTTACAGTTATGGTGGTGGAGCTGGTGGTGATAGACGAGGAGACCGTTATGACACTGGCGATAATACGCTTAAAAAGACTAAGGGTATTGATGAAGGCACTTTACAGGGTACTAAGAAAGAGAATCGTGGAAGAAAGAAAGCCGATGCTCCTAGAGGTAAGAAGAAGCAGAAAACTAAGTATGAACGTACTAAGCGTACTACAAAGAAAGGAAGAGACTAATGCCACAGTTATTAAATACATCTGTGCGTGAGTATGTAGGAGTTGGAGAATATGACATACCAGCAATTCAACCAGTATTTGAGTTACCTAATATAGATAACTGGCTTGAGTTTGAAAAGGCAAAGAAGTTAAGAAACAAACCTTCTAAAACTGGCGTACATTTTTTCGAGTATGATTTTAAGTTTGAGTGTGTGTGGAATTTTCCGGATAGATATGCTGATGTATTGTCGGCTTATGATGCTATAATCACTCCAGATTTTTCATACTATATTGATTTCCCTAAAGCTCTCAGAGTTTTTAACAAGTATCGTATGCATTGGATTTCAGCATATTGGCAAGAATGTGGGCTTACAGTAATACCACTAATACGATATGGGTTAGAAGAAGATTGGGATTGGTGCTTTGATGGTTATCCTAAACACAGCATTGTAGCTATATCAACAGTGGGCGGTGGTAAATCTGCTGAGAGAATAGATGCAGGTATGCGTGGATATGAAGAAATGCTGAATAGATTAGAGCCTAAGGAAGTAATCATTTACACAAACAGCTTTGATTATTATCCAGGAAATGTACGATATATAAAGTACAATATAGATAAGCACATACAAGAGGAGGAAGATGATGATTAGTTTTTCTCAAATTATTGAAAAGTTAAAGGAGGTTTTTGCTAAGATGGTAGGAACTAAATCTGTTGAAGATGTATTACACGTTGCACCACTTTTATCTAGTGAAATGCAAAATGCAATTCAAGAATGGGAAGATATTTATAAAGGTAAAGCTTGGTGGCTTAAAGAACCTACTTATGAGGACCCATCACGAGTTGCTTCTTTAGGACTTGCTCAGATGATTTCAAGTGAGAAAGCAAGGACAGCACTTCTTGAGTTTGAGTCAGAAATAACAACACCTATGAAAGAAGAGGATACACCTAGAGAGCAAGCTGGCGCAAACATCGCAGAACGCTTTAAACAAGAAAATACAGAGCAGACAGAGAATATATCAAGTGAGAGTGTAGAAAGCAAAGAAAACGCTTCTAGCAACGTCACAGAGCGTTTTAATCAATTCAGTAAATACAACACATCACAGTTTCACCCACAAGCTACTGTTAAAAAGCTTGTTCCAAAAGGACCAACTGAAAGAGCAGAGTATCTTAATAAGACATATAAGAATAAGTTATTAACTAAGCTAAGAACTCAGATAGAATATGGTATTGCTATGGGCGGTCTTATAATTAAGCCATATGTAATACAGTATAAAGAACCAGCAGATACAAGTGAATTAAAAGTTGATACAAACTTGGATAAGGCTGAGATAGAATTTGACTTTGTATATGCAAACGGTTTTTATCCATTAGCATTTAATGGAAGCGGTGATATAATTGAAGCCGCTTTTATCCAAAGACGTTATGATAAAGATGTTACTTATAGTAGAGTTGAACATCATAAATATATGGCTTCACAGCACAGAGTAATAGTTACTAATCTAGCTTTTAAATCAACAGCTAGAGGAGGAGAGAATGATTTAGGTCAAGAGATTCCTTTAACATCTATTCCAGAGTGGGCTGATATAGAACCTACTACTACAATAGATGGAGTTGATAGACTTCTCTTTGCTTACTTCAAAATGCCGGAAGCTAATACTATTGATATTTATAGCCCACTTGGAGTTAGTGGTTTTGATAAAGCTAAATCACTTATTAAGGATGCAGATATTCAATATAGTAGACTTCTTTGGGAATATGAGGGCGGTGAGCTTGCCATTGATATAGATAGGGACGCTCTTAGAGATTATTACACAACAGACAGTCAAGGTAATAGAGTGCTTAAATCATCTATGGGTAAATTACAACAAAGACTTTATAGACCAGTTGATTTAAGCGCAGAGGGAGATACATATAATCAGTATGCACCAGCTTTACGTGATTCAAGTTATATAAATGGACTTAATACAATACTTATGCATATAGAAGATGTAACTGGATTGTCACGCGGTACATTATCACAAGTAGATGTAGCAGAGGCAAGAACAGCCACAGAGCTTAGAATATTAAAGCAGAGAAGCTATCAGACAAATGCAGAGATACAGAAAGCTATCCAGAAATGTCTTGATGATACTATCTATGTTATGAATGTATTATGTAGTTTATATGATATAACTCCAGAGGGTGAGTATGAAGTATCATACGAGTGGGACGATAGTATTCTTGTTGATAAGAATGAAGAGCTTGGTAGAAATATCACTCTTATGGATAAGGGCATTATGAGTAAGAAAGAACTTAGAATGTGGTATAAGGGCGAAACTGAGAAGCAGGCTAGAGAAGCTTTACTGGAAGTGCAAGAAGAGAATAGACTTGCAGTTGAAGATAACATAATGACTCAGATGGATTTTAATCAGCAAGGTTTAGATAGCTCATTACAGCAGAGTCCAGATAACTTTAGAGGAAATAAATAATGTTAAATGATTCTCAGATTGAAAACTTAATAAAGCCATTCACAGATAGGCAACAATTATTAGAGAGTTTTGTGTTGAATACAATAGCTGAGAGAGTTGGAGAAATTGGTACACTATCTAAAACAGATGTGTACCGACTTCAACAGCTTTATAAAACTGGAAGTAATGCTAGACTGATAACACAAGAAATAGCTAGAGTATTGAATATTCAAGAGAAGTCAGCAAAGCAGATGATTAAAGAGGTGGCTATAACTACTTATAAGGATGCTAAACCTTTTTATGATTATAGACATAAAACACAGATTCCATTTGAGAAGAATACAAAATTACAAAGAAGTGTAAATGCAATAGGTAAACAGACAGCAGATACATTTAAGAATTTATCCAACTCTAAAGCAATAGGGTTTTATATAAGAAACCCAAAGGCTACACAAACACTAAAATTTCAAACAATTACAGAGACTTATCAAAGTGTTATAGACGAGGCAGTACAAGCAGTACAAACTGGAGTATTAGACTTTGATACAGCTATGAGAAGAACATTAAAACAGCTTAATGACAGTGGGTTAAGACGTGCTTATTGGGAAAGTGGTTATTCACGTAGATTAGATAGCACAGTCCGTATGAATATCTTAGGTGGAATAAGGCAGATAAATCAGCAAGTGCAGTTACAGATTGCAGATGAAATAAAAGCAGATGGAATAGAATTATCAGCACATAGCTTTTCAGCTCCAGACCACGAGCCTATTCAAGGACATATCTTCACTATGAAAGAATTTGATAAAATGCAAAATGAAATGGATTTTGAAGATGTGCTACATAATAAGTTTTCTGCTATGCGTAGACCAATAGGTGAATGGAACTGTAAACATTTTACAACAGCTATCATTATAGCTAAACATAAACCAGTTTGGACTATATCAGATTTAGAAGAATTAAAGCAAGAAAATAAAGCTGGCTATACATTAGAGAATGGTAAGCATCTAACTATGTATGAATGTACCCAAGTACAGCGTAGCTATGAAACTGGAATACGCTATGCTAAAGAGGGTTATATGATAGCTAAATCAGCTAAGAATGAAGAGTTGATGGAATACTATAAAACACGTATCAATAAATTAAACAGAGAGTATAATCAGTTTAGTAAGGATTGTGGTTTGAATAAACAAAGAAATAGAGCCTCTGTTAGTGGATTTTCTTACTAAAATGGATAAAAAATAGTTTACATAATAAGTATTATGTTATATAATGTATATGTAAAAGGAGTTGTTTTTTAACATTTTCTTTTTATTCTCCAACGACTGCTTGGTTGGGAAGTTCCCGATTGAGCAGTTAGAGAGTTATTTGTCGAGCATAAAGACGTTAAAACAAATGCCATTCAGTCCACACTGTAATGGACGTTTAAATAAAACAGATATAAAGAATGAAGGAGGATTGTACTATGACAATCAAAGAACTATTTGACAAAGGCGAGAATGGAACTCTTGATTATGCAACTTTTGAGAAGCTAATGAAAGAGAACAACGCCAAATTTGTAGACTTATCTGAGGGTGCTTATGTTAGTAAGGATAAGTTTGAAAATGAAGTAGCTAGTAAAGACGGACAAATCACACAGCTTAATGATACTATCAAAGCTAGAGATAAGGATTTGAAAGACTTGAAAACACAGCTTAAAGAAGCGGGTACTGATTCTGAAAAACTTACAGAGCTGGAAACACAACTGAGTAGTCTACAAACACAATATAAGCAGGATACAGATAATTATAAAACACAGTTATCTAAGCAAGCTTATGAATTTGCAGTTAAGGATTTTGCTAATAGCAAGAAGTTTTCAAGTAATGCGGCAAAGCGTGATTTTATTAGTTCAATGATTGCCAAAGAGTTGAAGATGGAAGGCGATAAGATTTTAGGTGCAGATGATTTTGTAAATGCTTATTCAACAGATAATGCAGATGCCTTTGTAGTTGAAAAGCCACAAGAGGAAGCAGAGTCAGCAAAGCCAAAGCCAACTTTCGGACAACCTACAACTCCGCAGATAGATGCACAAAAAGAGACAGGTAACAATTTTGGATTTAACTTCGTAGGAGTTAGACCAAGACCAAAAGAATAAAATTAAAAGGAGATTAAAATTATGCCAAATTATGTAGCACCAGCTAATAACGGAAGTACAGGTACATTTGATGGTTCAAACGCTATTGGAGACCTTAACTATGCAGACCAGTATCAGAGAACATTGGAGCAGAATTTCCCATATGTACTTAACTATGGAGCACTTTATGCTTCACCTAATAACGGAAAGTATAGATGGCTTGATAGTAAGACTATTGAGATACCATCAATCAGCACAACAGGACGTGTAGATGCAGATAGAGATACTATTGCATTTGCACAGAGAAATTATCAGAACGCTTGGGTTCCAAAGACACTTACTAATGAGCGTAAGTGGAGTACACTCGTTCATCCTAGAGACATTGATGAAACTAATATGGTAGCAACTATTGGTAACATCACTCAGGTATTCAACGAGGAGCATAAGTTCCCAGAGATGGACGCTTATCTGATTTCTACAACTTATGACCTTTGGACAAAGGCTAAGAATCCAGATACCGGTGAGACTCACGTAGCAGATACTACAGCACTTACAACAGCAAACATCCTTTCAGTATTTGATAGTCTTATGCTCAAGATGGATAATGGTAGAGTACCAGGAAACGGACGTATTCTGTATGTGCCATTTGAGGTTCTGAACATACTCAAAGAGGCTGACAAGATTTCTCGTTCTATGGATATAACGAGTGGTCCTAACGCTATTGATAGAAGAGTTAATAGACTTGACCAAGTTGAAGTAATTGGTGTTCCTTCAACACTTATGAAAACTCTGTATGACTTCACAGAGGATTATAAGATTGATGATGATGCACAGCAAATCAATATGTTCCTTATTCATCCAATGGCAATCATCACACCAGTATCTTATACATTTAGTAGACTTGACGCACCATCAGCTATGTCAGAAGGAAAGTACGTTTACTACGAAGAGTCATTTGAGGATGTATTCATTCTTGATAACAAGTCAAATGCTATTCAGTTTAATGTATCATCTAACGGTGGTGGAACACAGTCATAAGGAGTAGATTATGGAACGAATCAAAGTCAGAAGAGGCGGTAAGATTGTTCGTGTAATTGAAAATGAACTTGCAAAGTATCTTTCAAAAGGATACGTTATAGTTGAAGATAAAAAGGCAGATGAGGTGCAGAATACTGTGCCTCAGAAGCCTATTGATAAACCAGCTATAAAAGAAGATACTACTAATAATGAGCCAAAGAAGTACACGAGAAATCGTAAGAATAAGCAGTAATTGAAAGGTGGTGGAATCAATGTACCTTACTTATGAAGATTATGTAAATATGGGTGGGACGTTAGATGAAACCGCCTTTAACAATTTTGAATACGAGGCAGAAACTATTGTAAATTGGTATACATTTAATAGACTTAAAGAAGAGACAGAATATCCGGAAGAGTTAGCACGTTGTATGTATAGACTAATATATCTTGCAAAGCTAGAAGCCGATGCACTTTTATTAGGAAAACAAACTACTACAACTACTGATGGAGAAGGAAATGTAAGCACAATAGAAACAAGTGCATACATCAAGTCTCAGTCAAATGATGGAGTATCTATTAGCTATAATAATGTAGATGCCTCAGATTTATATAAACGCTTATCATCAACTGGTAATGATAATCCTTTAGCACAAACTGTATTCAGATATTTACAAGGTGTTAGAAATAGTTTAGGTAAGAGATTAACTTATAGAGGTTTATATCCAGATGAATGAATTATATCCAGAGTGGTGGGATACCACAGTAACAATCTTTAATAAGTTTAAAGACCCACAGACAAAAGTAGTCAGATGGTATAAAACAGTTGTTACTGGTGCTTTTTGGAAATATGTTGGCGATAAAATAACAATAGGGCAGACTGTATTAGAAACTAATAATATAATTTGTCGCATAAGAAAAGACAGCAGATTTCTTGAGAAATATCAGTGGGAACAAAAGCCAAATGACCAGATGTCAGACTATTTCACACTTGGTAAAGGTGATATAATAGTTAAAGGTGAAGTTGATGATGAGATAAACGAATATCAAAGTGGACATCGTTCCACTGATTTAGTAGCAAAATATAAAGAGCTACAAGGTTGTATGAGTATTGAAGAAATAGCAATTAACGTAGGAGCCGGTAGATGTAATGAGCATTATTTAGTGAAAGGTATTTAGATATGGCTTGGATGAGAATACAACACGATGAAGCGTATCTTGATAATATATCTAATTGGTTATTATCTGTGCTAAATAGTGATGCATCTAAAAGAGGTGTAAATGAAATAATTAAAGATATGTGTGAACCATATGTGCCACTTAGAGAAGGTGACTTGAGAATGAATGTTGCAGTAGGTCCTAAAGAGATACAGTATCGTTCAGATTATGCACGTTATCAATATTATGGATTTGTTATGGGTCCTAACTTCTTTAGAGGTTATGATGCTCAAGGTAATAAGATATTCAGAACACCAGCAGGCACTACTAAATATCTTACATCTAGACCTTTAACTTATCACAGAGAAGGTGGAGCTTTTTGGTTTGAAACTATGATTGCTCAAAAGGGCGCAGAAATGGATAGACGTATTACAGAATATCTTGAAGCTGAATGTCAAAGGAGAGGATTATGATAGACAAGAATCAAGCAGTAATAGATTATCTATTACAGTGTACAGACATATATGATAGTCCTTTGTACTTTAACTTAGTTAATGCTAGTGACAATTCAATACAGATACTTACAACAGCCGAAGATAAAGCTATGTCAAAACCTTTTATTGATGGAAGTGTACAAAAGAGATATACATTTAATCTTATTACATTTAAGTCAATATCAGATATGGAGATAGTTAAATCAGATGAATACCCAAATGAGAATGTAGACGAATTACAAGATGTTCAAAAACTTCTTGATTGGGTAATTACACAACAAGATTTACATAATTATCCAGATTTTGGAGAAGATTGTTCTATTGATAGTATTGACACTACAACAGATGTTCCAAGATTTGATGGTATAAATACAGAGATAACACCTCCACTTGCTATGTACACAATCTCAATAGTTATCGAGTATTTAGATAGAAGTAGAGTAATTTATAATAAGTAAAGGAGATAAAAATTATGGCAGTTACGCAGTTTAATTTACCAGACAGACAGAGAGCAGAGCGTAAGCTTCTCATCACTGTTGCTGAGTGGACAGAGGGTACTAGCCCAGTTAGAGAGATTCTTGGTACACGTACTGAGGACTCATCTATCGAGTACAATGCTGATATAGAGACAACCACAGATATTCGTGGTATCAACTATACAGATGTAAACAGAACACAGCCACAGCAGACATTTGACCCATATCTTATTCTTGGTGGTTCAAAGCTAGGAGCAAAGCTCAATGATATTAGACGTAGAAACGCAGTATCAGAACTTAACCAGTTTACAGTATATGTAATCACAGCATTTGCTGGAACAGCAGGAGCTTATGAGGCAGAGTGTCATCAGAATTGCACAATCACATATACAGCAATCGGTGGAGACAGTAATGTTAATATGCCTATTGACGTTTATCTGTCAAATGACTATAACGGAACTGGTGCTCCAGGAAATGGTACAGTTGATAAGCTGAGTGATGATTTTGTATATACACCAGCAACACAAGGCTAAATAATTTTATTGGAGGATAAAAGAAATGGCAAAGACAACTACTAATAATATTCAGATGAATATTAGCGACAAAACTAGATATACTATCAATGGTAATGCAGATAAGTATATTGAATTAAATCCAGGTGATGTAGGTATTGTAGCTCGTTTGGGTGATGCAATACCTATCATCAATGGGTTAGTTGCAAGGTATGAAGCTTTATCTGTGGAAGAGACTCCAGAAGATGAGCCAATAGATGTAACTATGCAGACATTCAGCACTAACTTTAAGCAGATGGATTCAGAGCTTAGAAGTATAGTAAACAATCTATTTGATTATGATGTATGCGCTGTATGTGCGGGTGGTGGTTCGATGTTTGACCCTCTTGATGGAGAGTATAGATTCTCAGTAATTATCAACACATTATTGACTATGTACGAAGATACAATTTCAGAGGAAATGGAAAAATTAGCCAAGAATATGAAGAAGCATACTGATAAATATACCGCTCAAGACCACAAAAGAAAAAGGAAATAAATAAATGTTTGATTTACCAACTACTGTTACAATTAAAGACAGAGAGTTTGGTATACGTGATGATGGAGATTACAGAATGATATTAGATGTATTCTCAGCATTACAAGATATAGATATACCAAAGAAGGAAAGAATGATAACCGCCATAGTAATATTCTATGACGGTTTTTCATTAGATAACGTATTTGAAAAAGCTGAATCATCTGAAATAATGGAAGAGCTAGTTACTAAGATGTTTGATTTCATATCTTGTGGTCAAACTAATATGGGTAATAAAACTAATCATAAATTGATAGATTGGGAACAAGATGAACAGTTAATTGCAAGTGCTGTAAATAATGTAGCTAATACAGAGATTAGAACAGTTGATTATATGCACTGGTGGACATTTATGGGACACTATATATCAGTTGGTGAATCTGTATTATCTACTGTTGTACAGATACGAAGTAAACTTGTAGAAGGAAAGAAGTTAGAGAAACACGAACAAGAGTTTAGAAAGAAGAATCCTGAATACTTTATCTGGAATAGACAAACTGTTGAAGATAGAGAAGCGGATGCACTTATTAAAGAAATTTGGAATCAAGGAAAGGAGGACTAATAAATGTCTGATGCACGTAACATAACGCTTAAAATGAACTTTGATGATTCAGAAGCGACAAAGGCAATACAGCACTTTGGTTCAGTTGCAGACAAAGCCTTTAAGTCTTCCGATACAAAAGTACAACAACTTAGCACTAGACTTATGAAGGCTGTAAATGATGTTGATAAACTATCAAGTGAGTTACAGACTCTAGGAAATAGTCAAGTACCAACAGAGCAATTTAAAACGCTTAGTGCCCAAGTAAAAGAAGCTGGAGCTAAGTTAAAACAGGCTAAATCTGAGTTGACTCAAATGGAAAAAGTTACTCCACAGAGTAACGCATATATGGCTATTTCAGATAGAATTAAAGATTTAGCAGAACGTGCCATTGATGCCAAAAAAGCTCTGGGTGAAATGGAATTAAATCCTAGTAAAAAGGATTCATTTGCATATAAATTACAAGCTGGTTATGTACAACGATTGGAAGCTGAATTAAGAAAAGCTACACAAACACAATTAGAGCTTGAGGCTAGTGATAAAAAATATGCGGATTCAAGTGCTATAAATCAAAAAATAGCACAAGTACAAAAATTAGAAGGCGAATACAATGGTTTAAAAGCACAACAACAGCAGATGGTAGATTCTGGAGCATCTACAATTTCTGGAAGAAACACAGAACAATATGCTAGACTTGAATCTAAAACCAATGATGCTATGCGTAATATGATAGTTCTTGGTAATCAAACTGCTAAAGCTAATAGAGATGCACAGGGTTTAAATTCAGCATTTGCAATTTCAAAGAATCCTATAAAATCCTTAACAACTGCTTTTTCAAATTTGCGTAACAAAATACGCAATATGAGAAAAGAAATGAATGATACAGCTAAGGACCATAATAAATCATTTAAGTCTATGTTAAGAAATGTGCTTAAATGGGGATTTGGAATTAGAAGTGTTTTCTTGCTATATAGAAAATTGCGTACTGTTGTTTCAACTGGTTTAGGAGAAATGTCTAAACAGTTTGATTATGTAGCTGAAAGAGTTTATGGACTTAGAAATTCATTTAGTGGATTCAAAGCAGGAATTGTTAGTGCGTTTGAACCTATATTCTCATATATAGTTCCTGCACTTGTTACATTGATTGGATATTTAACAACGGCTATGAACGCTCTTGCTAATTTCTTTGCACTGCTTACTGGTAGAGGATTCTACTATAAAGCAAAGAAAGGAAATGAGAGCGTAGCTGGTGCAATAGGTGGCACTGGTGGAGCCGCAAAGGAAGCTAATAAAGAGCTTGCTGAATATGATGACCTTCTCGTTATCGACCAAGACAAAGGTGGCGGCGGAGGAGGCGGCGGCGGAGGAGGTGGAAACTCCGATGCTTGGAATTGGGAGCAAGTAGACGTTACCGCAAACAGCCTCGTAGAGAAGATACAAGATATGTGGGGTGTATTTAAGCAAGCTTGGCAAGATAAAGGTCAAGATGTTATCAATGCATTTAAGTACGCTCTTGAATCTATTAAAGCACTTATCGTAGATATAGCAGATACATTCTATCGTGTATTTATGGACGGTTATGGCTATGACTGGATAGTATCGTGTCTAGGTGTGTTAGAGCAGATGCTATTAACAGTCGGTGACATAGCAACTGAGTTTAAAAAAGCTTGGGATAAAGATAATAATGGATATAATCTGCTAGCTTCAATGTTCAGTATGCTTACTGCTATCAATGATATGTGCATTAAGATAGGCGAGTCATTTAGAAAAGCTTGGAATAGTGGTTTAGGTGAAAAGATAGTTGAGAATATCTTGCATACTATAACCAATATAAATCTTACAGTTGAAGCTCTTGCAACTAACTTTACAAAGGCTTGGACAGAAGGTGGTAGAGGAGACCGCATATTTACAAGCCTATTAGGTATGGTACAGTCAATCTCGGGGTTCATGGAGCAAATATCCGAAGATACTTTAAAATGGGCGCAGTCATTAGATTTTGGACCATTATTAGATTCCATTGATAGATTCTTGCAAAAGGCTAAAACATTATTAGATTCTATACTTTCATTAGTAAGGCATTTATATGAAGAATATGTTTTACCTATGGCTAAGAAAATTGTAGAAGAATATGGTCCTAGAATACTAGATATGTTCACTAAACTTAATGGAAAATTATCACCGCTTATTGATTCAATCAAGAAGTTTTCAGATAGAACAAGCGACTTCTGGAAACAACTTGATAAAGATAATTGGGATGGCTTAATAGACTCGTTAGAATTAGCTGGTTGGGCGGCTGGAATATTAGCAGACGGCATTAAAAAAATTGTTGATTTGTTACCTGGGTTTAAGAAGAATGGTGCTTTACTTGACACCCTGCGTGTTATACAGAGTTATACTGGATTTGGAGGACCTCTTGCAACCACCGGTAGATTCTTAGAAGCTTTGAAGCAAGTTATTGAGTTTGTTAAACGTGGTTATAATGCAATAAAAGAATATCTTGTAGATAAGTTAGAAAAGCTATTTAATAATATTCAAAATTCAGCATTATATAAGTTTATAACCACTATAATAGACAAGATAAAAGAACTAATAGAGTACACAGAGGACCTTATTGATAAATATGATATATTAGGATTATCAAAAGGTGGGAAGTCTAAAAAACAAAAAAGTGGAACATTCCATATTACACAACAAATAGATACTGAATTAGGCGGAGATATAGATTCCTTAGATAAATACAACCAGTTAAATGACGGAGTATCTAGATTCAATGATAACTACAAAGATAAGTCAGCTACATATAAAACTGGTATGTCAGGTGTGACTAAAAAGCCTAAAGACATAAACTCTTTAAGTGATAGTTTTCTTAATCTCACAAATAGAATACAAAGTAAATCAGCTACTTATGGTGGCACAATGGAAGGTGTGTTTACTACACAACAAGATGTACTAAGTTTGGGAGATAAGTTTAGAAATCTTACAAATAATATTGTGAGTAAATCAGCTACTTATAATACTCAAATGACTGGTGAAGCAGTTACTAGAAAAGACATAGATGATATGAGAACTCGTTATACTAATATGTATAATTCTTGGAATAGTAAATCAGCTACTGTCACAACTAAGATAGGTGGCGAAGTCACTAATCGTGCTGGCATTGATGATATGAAAAATCGTTATGTCAATATGTATAATAACTGGAGAGATAAACAAGCCACAATGCAAGCTAGAACTGGTGGACAAATAGGCAACATAAATCAGTTAGATACTTGGAATACAAAATACAGAAATATGTATAATGTATGGAATAGTAGGAGTTCGGCTATGAATACTTCGTTTAATCAGTCACAAGGTACTTTAGATGCATACAGAGTTAAGATGCAACAGTTAGCAGGTATATGGCAAAGTAAATCTGCAACATATAGTCTACATTTTGATGCAACATCATCAGCGAATGTAGTAAATGTTGCACAGCAAGCATTAGACAGTATCAGAAGAGCTTTAAGAAATTCTGGAAATAGAACACTTATAGAAGCGTCACACCGCTTGGCTAGAGGTGGTATCGTGCGTGGAGCTACTTCATTTGTAGCTGGTGAGGCTGGAACAGAAGCAGTTATCCCACTTGAGAGAAATCTTGGGTGGATGGATAAAATGGCTACGGCAATTAGTGCTAAAGTAGCAGATATACAATTACCACTTATAGCACAAGGCAATATACTTCCAGTAACAGAAGCATTTATGAATACGGCTGGTAAAGTAGTTAATGATTCTGATGTGCCTACATTATTACAAAGTATATTAGAGAGACTTAATGTTCTTGAAATACGTGACAATAGTAATAGAGAACCAATTATGTTACAATTAGATAGTAGGATAGTTGCAGAAGTAGTTTGGGACGAGACTGAGAAGCGATATAAACAAACTGGTGTTAGATATGCTTATTAGAAAGGAGTAGATTATGAGTTCGACATTTAAAGGATATTTAATTAAAGCAGTAGCAACAAATGAACCACTGCCTAACAAATTTATACAATTTAAAACATATGAATCTACTCCGGACCAGAGAGAAGAATTAAAAGCTTACCGTGATGATAACAGCCGTAATCTTGTAAGGGTTACGGCTGACGGTGAGAAGTCAGTTGTTCAATTTAAAACTAGACCTAGTATGCACTTAGCTGAGAAAATGGAATTGCAGTCGTGGTTATATCGTGCAGAGAATAATCATAAACAACGTAATATAGAAATACTTTTTTGGAATGATGAAATAAATGATTATGATAGTGGTGTATTTTATAGACCAAATCCAAAATACCCTATAATACGTGTTGAAGATGATGATATAATATATGACGAAATGGAAATAAAATTCATAGAATGTTAAGAGGTTTATTATGGGTAGATTCTTACAAATACAAATCTATAATGAGCAAGGCACAGATATTGAATATGATAATTATATAGATGATTTTTGGGGTATACAGACTGGTTCGGCAAGTATTGAGAAAATACTAATGAGTAGCGAATTAAAATTCGGAGAAATATTTTCCTCAATATTTCAAGTGCAGTTGTTTGGAATTGATGCTGACATATCTCACAGAAAAATCAAAGTTAAGATACTTAAAGATGTAGAAAATAATTACATAGTAACAGATGATGGAGACGTAATTGTAACAGATACTGGAGACAGACTTATTCACACAGACACATCATCAAGTACAATAGATTTATTCACTGGTATTATAGATTCAAATAAAAAAGATAGAATAGGTACTGATAGAACTATTATAGCTTATGATGTATTTTATGAATTACGAAACTTTAATGTACTTGATTTTTGGAACGACTTCTGGGAGAATAATGAGACTGCAACATTAAGACAATTAAAGACTGCGCTTTATAATTTTCTAGGATTAAATTATATACCAAGTGCTTGTTTAAATGATAATTTAGTGGTATCAAATCCTACAAAGAATCAAGAGGTAACATTATTTCAGTTTGTAGATTTAGTTCGTAATATTTATCAATTACAAAATGCGTGTCCTCATATTGACGGTAATGGTAATGTTATTGAAATACAGTTAAATCCTGATAAAATACGAAGCCTATCAAATAAACTTGAGGGAACGAATAGTAATTGGGAAGATTTTACAACTAAGCACATAACTGGAGTTGGTGTATATGGCACAAGTTCAGAATTAGAACAATTAGTAGGAACGAATGATAATGTGTATAGCATTGTAGGTAATTTGTTCTTGTTAGATATGACAGCAGAGCAACTAACCGAAGTATGTACTGATATATTAGATGATTTGTCAATATTTACATATAGACCAGGAACATTTAAGTTAGTTCTTCCTTATGACGAAGTACAATTAGGTGATGCGCTCGCAACAGATTATGGAGTCGCATACGCATTTAATATTAGATATGCAGGTCCAGTTCTTATAAATGAGACAATAAGTTGTCCAACATCAAGTGATGTATTAAGTCAAGACATAAGAAGTCTTAATGATATACAATTTGTAGGTAGCAAACAGTCACAGATAATTAAAGACATAGATAAGTTAGAAGTGGATTTTGTAGATTTGTCTGAGAATGTTGAATCCGAAATATCACAAATGGCTGACGAGATAGTTTTGAAAGTTGATGCAAATGGAAACATTGTTGAAGTTGCATTAGGGTCAAGTGCTAGTGAGGGAAGTACATTTGATGTAAATGCTGATAACATCACGTTTAAAGCAAATAGTACATTAAACTTATTAGCTTCTAATCTTAATATTCAATCAACAAAGTTATCAATAACACCAGCTGGAAAAATAAAAGCAATAGATGCTGACTTTGAAGGTCGTATCAATGCGACAACAATGTTGTTCTGGGACACGCTTAATATGTATTCAGGTTATTCGCAGTTTGAATTTCCTTTACTCACATATAAAGTTGATACAGAAGAATCACGAGTTATTTTCTATAGACCTACAACTTGGGGAACAACGGTAGAATCTATCAGTTTGTGGAGTTTAAATTCCGAAGATGGTTATGACGGTTGGCTACAAGGGAATTGGAGAGTTGCGGGAAATTTTAAGGTATCAGGTACTAAAAACAGAGTTGTTGAAACAAATAATTATGGCAATCGTTTGTTGTACACTTACGAAACAACAAGTCCTATGTTCGGTGATTTAGGTGATGGCAAAATTGCAGAAGATGGTAAATGCTATGTTTGGCTAGACCGTGTATTTGCTGAAACCATTACAACAAATTCTTATCAAGTATTCCTGCAAAAATGCGGTGAGGGTGATTGTTGGGTAAGTGAAAGAAAACCTAATTACTTTGTTGTCGAAGGAACAGCAGGTTTGAACTTCTGTTGGGAACTTAAAGCTAAACAAAGTGATTTCGACCAAAGACGATTAGAGCCTGAGAATCTTTATACACATAAATATGAAACAGATTATGGCGAAAGTGCTATAAATCATATAAATAAAATAAACCACGAAAGAGAGGTAGTTTAGTTATGAAGAAAGCAACAAGTGTTACAGCATGGAATGATGCTGTAGGTAAGAGACTATCAATTACATATTCAGAGATAGATGAAGAGACTGGAAAGATTATAAAAGACAATGATAGAAAAGATGTAGTAGTAATGGATAAAAATGCAGAGAAGCTTATTGATGATTTATTAGAGTATGCGCAATCTGTAATATAAGTGAGGTGTAAACTATGGCTAATAAAAGAATAATAGAATTAGATGTAACAGATGTAGTAGAGAATGATGATTTCTTAGCTATAGATAGTGTTAGCGGAACTACTAGAAGAATTAAACCTATTAAAATAGGAGCTACATATGAAATAGAAGATGGAGACCATAGCTTCACTTTAGTAGGCTCTAATGGATATAGTCATACAGTAAATATTCCATATGATAGTGTATCTATGACACAAGCAGAATATGACGCTCTAACACCAGCGCAGAAAGCAGATGGCACAGCTAGATTTATTACAGACGGACAGTCAGATGTAGAATCAGAATTATGGAGTAAAGTAGGTAGACAGACATTAGATACAGACGCTCAAGTGCTTAGTAATGCAGTTAATGAGTTAAAGGGAGATATAGATACAAATACAGATGATATAAACACTAATACAGATGCTATTAGTGAACTAAACTCCAGTTTATCACAAAGAGCATTTGTAGGAAGTCAGAAGTCTATATCAGTAACAGTTCCAGCCAATGGAACTGTAAATGTTAATGATACTAACTATGTTATCAGTGGTAAGACATATATAGGAACACTTATATATTCATTTGCAGGTGCGTCTGTATCTGTAACAGCAGGCTATGCGGGGCAATCAATTGGTGTTGGATTTGTAGTCCATAATTTCAATTCATCTACCTCCCTTACTATAAGTATAGTTTATAGACACTTATACATATAACTGGAGTTTAGTTAAGTAGGCTATGAAAGGAGAAATATTATGCCAGTAATAATGAAAGATAATTTCCAATATGCATATACAACCAAAGGCACAGTATTTCATACTCTATCAAACGCAGAGTATGAAGCTCTTAGTGAAGAAGAAAAAATGAATGGAGATGTATATTGTATTCCTGATAGAGAGCCAGTTATAAACCCAGACCAACTATGGGAGAAAGTAGGTACTGGAACTCTTGATATAGGTGATGATTTAACAGATGGAGTTAATCAGTTAAACTCCAGTTTAGCGAATCTACCTACAAATTATCCACTAATGGGTATTAAGAATGTAGGCACTGTTAATCTGAATACTTTAACTAACACAGGGTGGTATATAGGTACCAGTGATGGCACTATCAGTTTACCATCAGTAGATTTATTTTTATGTTTAGTTATAAAATATAATGGCATTGTTAAACAGTTTATAATAGGACTATATGGTTATGGTACTGTCTTATATCAACGATATTCTAGTAATAATGGTTCAACATGGAATGCAGCTACTAAAATTACATTTACTACTTAAATATTAACTAAAGAAATATTTAGTTGAGAAAAGAAGAAGGTAAAAAATGATTATAATAATTATTCTTTTAGTATTATCTTTAATCTGTAACTTATGGTGTATCAAAGGAATACTAGATATTACGCAGACTATTAACGTTTTATTAGATATTATAGATATTATTAAGATACAAAAACACGATAAGACAAAGAGCTAAATAAAGGAGGATACTATTTATGTCAGTAATGATGAGAAACAAAGTACAATATGCTGGAGTGCCTGATGAAAGATTAGATACTCTTGAAGAGATAGTAGGAGATGGACAACAGAGTGTAGGTAGTGATTTAACAGATGCGGTTACTCAACTAAACTCCAGTTTGATAAATAAAGCAAATAAGATATTAACTTATATAGGACATGAGACTACTAATACTTATGGTAACTTAAACATACCTAGTGATATAGTCACTCCGTCAACTGGAGTTGTATTAGCTGTTTCAACTGATGGAAACTACAAAGCAGTAGTTTTAGGTCAAACGACACAGAATATTTGGACTTTACGTTTTTATAATTACGCAACTACTAATATGAATAGTGTTGCAAATATAGAAATTTGGTATAGAATTTTTTATATTTTATTCTAAACATAACATTATGTACTAATTTATAGTCTTTAATGTAACGATTAAATAGCGAACCGCCAACTGTGTATTATTAACCGTTGCTCCTGTGTTTGGGTCTATGGCTGTCAAATACCATCCACCATTGTTAGCAGAAACCCATGTACGCAAGAAAACACTTGCACCACTAACAAGCGGTGCAACAACATATTGTAAGCCATCGTTTGTAATTCCTGTCGCAATATTTCCTGTTGAGCCTGTTGTGAATGTGCCTGTGACTCTTCTTACAGATGCAATATTCACATCAGCTAAACTGGAGTTTAGTTGAGAAAAATGAGGTATAAAAATGATACATATACATCTACCAATACTTATTTATAGGAGGAAGAAAAATGAAAATCGACAAAGTAATAGCACACAGAACTAACTATGGACAACCTAGAAGTACATTTCAAATTAAGTATATAGTTATTCACTATACAGCTAATGATGGCGATAAAGCATGGAATAATGCTAAGTATTTTCAAACGCACGCTAATCTAAAAGCAAGCGCACATTATTTTGTAGATGATAATGCAGTATATCAATCAGTTGAAGATAACTATATAGCTTATTCAGTAGGTGGAAATAAGTGGGCTGATTGCAGTAAAACTGGTGGTGGAAAGTTCTATAATAAAGCTACTAACAGCAACACACTTAATATAGAATTATGTGATACAGTTAGAAACGGAGCTATATACCCAACACAAGCTACAATCAATCTTGCAATAGAGCTTACTCAAATGCTTATGAAAAAGTACGATATACCAGCAGAGAATGTTATTAGACACTTTGATGTTAATGGAAAACATTGTCCTGCTTATTGGATGGATGATACTAAGTGGGCAAGAGAGTTTCACAGTAAGCTAGTTGTTCCAGTTGCACAAAACTCTAATTCAGCCGTAGCTGTATATAGAGTAAGACAAAGTTGGGGCGATTCAAGAACACAAGTTGGAGCATTTGCAGATTTAGAAAATGCTAAGAAGTGTGCTAATGAGCATCTAGGATATTCAGTATACGATGCAAATGGTAATTGCATTTATACGAAAGCTGAGAAGAAAGGTTATCAAGGTGGATTCCCTATTATACCACCAACACTCATTAAAGGCTCACAAGGACTTCAAGTAGTGAGATTGCAGAAATTCTTAAACTGGTATTTTAATAGAAAAGTATTAAACGGACAAAGCTTGCAAGAAGATGGTGCATTTGGACAGAAAACTAAGTCAGCAGTATTAAAGTATCAGCAAGAAGTATTTCCAAATGATAAGAGTCAGTGGGACGGTAAGTTTGGACCTAAGTCTTTAATAAAAGCAAAAGCAGTTAAGAAGTAGTTTACATAATAAATTAGCTATTGTATAATTAGTGTAGTATGTGAAAGGAGATTTACTTATGAAAAGTAGAAATAGAACAGACTATGATGAAACCAAAAGCTATGAAGAAGTTATAGCAGAGGTTAAAGAAGAACCAAAAAAGGAAGAAAAGAAACCTACTAAGATTATTGTAACTATCAATAATCTTGCTTTACGTGACGCACCTAACGGCAATAAGATAGGTATGGTATCTATGGGATTCAATACTATTGTAGATGAAGTAGATGGTTGGGGCAAACTTGAAGATGGCTCTGGATGGATTAAACTAGAATTTACGAGAAAGGCAAACTAATGAACGCAACATTTACAGTAGCAGAAATATATAGTATGGTAATGGCAATATGTGGAGCTATCATTACGGTATCCGCCGCAATAGCAGTTATATTTAAAGCATATCAGTTACTCAAGAAGCCTGAGAAAACTCAAGATGAAAGAATTACAACACTTGAAAATGAAGTAGGAGAACTTAAAAAATATCTTGATAATGATAATAAGCGTCTTAAAACCTTAGAGGAAGGAAACAGAGTAACACAACAAGCTATATTAGCTTTATTGTCACACGCTTTAAATGGTAATGATATAGAGAGTTTAAAAGAAGCTAAAGACAAATTGCAGAATTATCTTATAAGCAAGGATGGTGAGTAAGATGAAACTTCCAGATAAGTTATATAATATATTAAAATGGATATGTCTCATAGTTCTACCAGCAATATCAACATTTTATAGTCTATTAGCAGATGTATGGAATCTACCATATGCTACACAGATACCAACTACTATAAATGGTATTGCTGTGCTTATAGGAACTATAATAGGTATATCACATTTAACAATCAAAGCAGAAGAAGATAATGATTTATGGGATAAAGAATAATGCAGATATACGATTTTGTAGAAAAGGAATTACAGTATTTTAGAGATAGCTGTAATTTTACACCTGATGAAAGTACATATTTTGAATTAAGAGCAAAAGGTTTATCTAATGTTCAGATAGCTATGGAAATGTATGTATCAGAGAGCAAAGTCAGTAAACTAGCAAGAAAAGTTAAGAGCAAAATTTTAAGAGTATTGTAGGACTTCTAGTAGCTATTCATATAAATACCTCCGGAAGAGTGTAGTGCGCCAACGCTACACTCTTTTACTTTGTACAATTTTCATACAGTTTTTAAACAGCTATCGTACACGTTACGATAGCTTTTTTAATTTACAATTAAATATAAGAAAGGAGTGTATACAGCTATGACAGATATTAGTAATGAGTTAGTTGACATAATGTCCAAGAAAGACTGTTCATCTGTATATGCTCTTTTTATTTTATCTCAAGAGGAGAGCGTAAAAGATGATGTATGTACCATACAATCCAAATCCAAAAGGGAACTATGTAGGAGATTGCGTAATACGTGCAATAAGCAAAGTAACTAATCAAGATTGGGAAGATACATATATTAACATATGTATGCAAGGCTTTATGCTTAGAGATATGCCATCTGCTAATCACGTATGGGGAGCATACTTGCGCTCAAAAGGTTTCAAAGAACATTTATTACCTAACACTTGTCCTGACTGCTACACAGTAAGAGATTTCTGTGTAGATTACCCACAAGGTACTTATATGTTAGCGACTGGCACACACGTAATTGCAGTTGAGAATGGACAATACTATGACAGTTGGGATAGTGGTAGTGAGGTAATAACATCTTATTGGCAAAGAGAGGAGAAGTAATTATGGCAATTTATAACTACGGTTTACCAGCACCAAACTATCAGCAACCTATCCCTTATCAGCAACAATACCCACAAGTACAGCAAACAGTTTCTAACACACCTATAACTAATAATAGGTCAGCCGGAATTATATGGGTACAAGGTGAAGCTGGTGCAAAAGCATATCCAGTAGCACCTGGAAATAGTGTACTGCTAATGGATAGTGAAAGTGATGTTTTCTATATCAAGTCAACAGATGCTAGTGGAATACCAGCACCATTAAGAGTATTTAATTATTCAGAGATTGTACAGACTCAAGTTGAAGAACCTAAACAAGAACAGATAGATACATCGCAGTTCGTAACTCGTGGCGAATTAGATGAGTTAAGAGCTATGATAGAGAGCTTAAAGCCAAAGACAATGAATAGAAAGGAGAACAAGAATGAATCAACTGTATCAAGAAACGCAAAGCAATAATATGATGAACAGATTACAACAGATTATTCAGAAATTTAACATACCTCAACAAATGCAAAATGACCCACATCAGATAGTTGATTATTTAGTACAGAACGGAAGTGTCAGTCAAGACAGACTTAATCAAGCTATTCAGATGGCGCAGAAGATGGGTATTAAGTTATAGGTAATACTTGCAAGTTTACATAATATATTTTAAAGGAGGATAATACTATGTCATTATCTAATGGTTCAAACGAACTTGTAATGCCAGTTGCTCCAATGTATGGAGGCGGTCAAGGTGGCTTTGGCTCTTGGGGTGGAGACGGCTGGTGGATAATCCTACTACTGCTTTTTGCAGGCGGTGGATGGGGCAACGGCTTCGGAGGAGGTTATGGAAATATGATGTTAGGATATGATTTTCCTTGGCTTCTTAATGGACAGTCTGGAATTAACAACAACACAAACAATGGATTCCAGAACGCTATGCTCAACGATAACATCACTTCTATTAGAGATGATATTGCTTCACTAAGCACTCAGCTTTGCAACTGCTGTGGAGATATGCAGATGTCACTAGCTAATGGTTTTGCAGGAGTTGAGCAAGGCGCAAATGCTAGACAGATGGCTAATATGCAGTCAATGTTTGGTATTCAGTCACAGCTTCAGGATTGTTGCTGTGAAAACAGAGCTAATATAGCAGACCTCAAGTACACAGTTGCAACGGAAAACTGTGCAGATAGAACACAGAGTATGCAGAACACAAGAGATATTATAGAGTCTCAGACAAGAAGCACTCAGGCAGTCCTTGACAAACTTTGTCAGCTTGAGCTTGATGGATTCAAACGTGAGAATGATAACCTTAGAAGTCAGCTTAATATGGCTACTCTTAGAGAATCACAGACAGCACAGAACGCATTTATCCAGCAAGGTTTCAGTAATGAGGTAGATGAGCTGTATAATCGACTTTCCAACTGCCCAGTGCCATCAACGCCTGTTTATGGACGCACACCTATATTCACGTGCAACAACAATGGTTGCGGATGTGGTTGTAATGGAAACTTCTAGGAGGTGACACTATGGCAGAGTTTACGAATAATCCAGTACAGCTAGTACAACCTAATCAAGTAGTAACTTTACAGACTACAATAGGGTGTCCTAAAGGCTATGTGCTTCATAGAAATGGAAGTGGAATTGTAACTCTACGTGGTTGTACTAACAACTGTTTTGCTAGGTATCAAGTCACTTTTAATGGAAACATAGGTATTCCTGATGGTGGAACAGCACCAGCTCCTATATCTGTTGCAATAGCAATAGATGGCGAGCCAGTGCTTACTAGCAAAGCAATAGTAACTCCTGCGGCAACTGTGCCAGCTACACCACCTAATTCTAACGAGAATTACTTTAATGTAACAAGCACAGCAATAATCACAGTTCCAAAGGGTTGTTGCTTTAATATTAGTGTAGAAAATACTAGCGAAGGAACAACACCTACTACACCAGCACCAGCAATAAATGTTCAAAATGCTAACCTTACAGTTAGTAGAATCGCATAGGAGGTAATCGTTATGTCTAAGAGAATGTATGAGGATTTGAAAGAAATTCTTTGTCACGAGCTTAACGAGATAACTCGTAGAGGCGATATTGACAAAGAAAGTCTGGATGATGTATATAAGCTCTCAAGTGCTATTACAATGGTAGAGAGCTTAATGAAGAAAGGTCAGCAAGGCGGTATGATGGAAGAGACATCTAATCATATGCCTATGTGGTCTTATGAGGGAAATAGTAATGAGAATTATAGGTCTAATCGTGGTATGTCTAATGAGCGTGGAGTTACTGATGGTCGAGATATGGGCAGAAGTAGAGCTTATGCAGATAGTAGCAACAATTATAGCCAAGATGGTTCGTATGATTCATACGAAAGCTACAGAAGAGGACGTGGAGCAGACGGCAGATATGTAAGCCGTGATTCATACGATAGTTATGATAGAGGCTCTTATGACTCTTATGACAGCTATGAAAGAGGTTATAGCAGACATACAGCAGAACAGAAAGTAGCTGAGAAGTTAAAGGATATTCTTGAGACTACTGAAAGTCCTAAAGTAAGAGAAGCTATTAACCAAGCCATGATGAAGATTAAACGCTAATCTTCTCTCTTTATAGGGGAGGGTGTAAAAGCCCTCTCCAATTT